GAGAGGAATGTGTTTATGCGAAGACTGCCGAAGAAGCGAAGCAGATTGTCATGATGAAGTACATGGACGGGAATCTTGTACTCACGGCAGACGATTATCACGGAGAAACCACTTTCACCGTAAGGGAGGACACATGAAGAACGTGTATATCTTTCGGATCGTTATGAATGGAACGATTACAGGTGTGTTCTTTCAATACGGCACAGAGGATGAAGCAAGAGCAAGAGCGAACACCCTCTGCACCGAGAAAGAATCTGTCAATTATCGTATCGCAGATGACATCGAGATACAAGCCGGAAAACTGGCAGGGGCAATAGCATGAACGAGTTTCTATCCAAGGTATATGAATGGCTGAATGAGCCGAGAAACAGAAGCATTGAGGATTATCACTACTCTTGCAGAAAAGTGATGGGAACAACCGACTTCAGACGGATTATCCACGGATTTCTGAAGACCAGATATCTTCAGATGTACGGAAGGAGCATACCGAAGTGGATGCTCACTAAAGCTACTACTTATTACATAAACGAGATGTGAGGTGAATATGAAAACGATAAAAGTATCCTACAGACAGCCGAGGCCGTGGAAATGGAATTCGGACAAGCAGATTGACATTGAGGTTGATGGACAGAAACAGGGTTGGTTCCTATACAACATGAGCCTTGATTCAGCATACAGAACAGTTAAGAAAACACTTGGCATTAAGAGAGCAAGGAGAGTTGCATGAAGCTGATTACAAAAGAAGTCGAGAAGAAACTGTTGTCACATCCATGTGGTTCACAGGATGGCAAGGGAATGGATGCAGAAGTGATTGTCAAGTTCTTCGGTGGTTGCAACTGCACATGGCTGGTAACAGAAGCCGAAAAAGAAGGTGATGACTGGTATATGTTCGGATACGTTAATATCGGTTGGGGTTGGGAATGGGGTTATTTCATGTTCAGTGAGATATCCGGCATCAAATTCCCACCATTCGGACTCCCTCTTGAAAGGGATATGTATTCGGAAGGTACGGTAGGAGAACTTGCAAGATGACCAAGTTAAACATGAGCAAGGCCGATATAGCCAAGAACGATTTGAAGTACATGGTCTATGACCAGTTTTGTGCTTGGGGGACTTTCCTTGCGAACGTGAAGAACTCAGACGGTGACTTCCTAAAGTTAGGCACCGAGTTGGCACGTATCGGAGAAATCGAATCAGAACTTGAGTACCACAAGGAACTCAGAAAACTTATGAACAAGTACATTTGAAAAGGAGAAATAACATGGCAGACAAAACTCAGAGCATTGAGCAGACCAAAGTTGACAGAATGATTGAGAAATTCAACGCAGTGAACAACGGAGAAAAGAAGAGTATTTTCAAGATGTATCTGAAAAATCCAGTTGGTTCTCCGTACAACGTAGTAACCGGACTATATTACAGGGGGTCAAACAGGTTTTGGCTCAGACTACTTGGAGTATCTAGGACAATAACCGAGAATCAGCTTACGGCGTTGAATGACCATAAGACCAAGTTCAATCCGAAGGCCGATGAATTCTCAGATGATAAATTCATCATTAAGAAGGGCAAGGATAAAGGCAAGGTTGATAAAAAGGCACAGTGGAAAGCTATCTCGATAGCTAGACGCAAGGCTTATAAGAAGTATGAACAGGAAACTGGTACACTTCTGCCTAAGCCGAAGCTTTTTCCAGTAATCAAGAACGGAGAACAGGTCTATGAGGACGGCAAACCGAAGATGTGCTATCACAGATATCCTGTAAAATTCAACAAGATTGAGCAGAGCAGAGACAGAGAAACCAAGGAACTTCTGTTCAACGATGATGGCACACCGAAAATGTACTGGCTCAATATCTGGTATGATGTGTTCGATCTGAAGGATATCGAAAACTGGAATGACAATGAACCTATTCCCGAAGAAATCAAGTTTGTAGACAACATCAATGCTGAGAGTGCGATTAGGGCATACACCGATAAGGAAGGTGTGACAATCAAGCACTACAACGAGGATATCGTATCTTGTTATGTTCCTCCTCTTGACGAGATAAGAATGAGCAACAAGGAAAGGTTTGTTGGCGAGATAGCTTACTACTCTACCCTTCTGCATGAAGTCGGTCATTCTACTGGTGCAAAGGACAGAAGAAACAGAATCGGAGTTGTCAAAACAAAGGACAGTACAAGGACTCTTGATGTATATGCCTTTGAGGAATTGAGAGCGCAGTTCTTCTCTATGTTTGCACAGGAGTTCTTGGGTATTGACGGAGATTTCGTCAACGATGCTGCCTATGTTGATTCGTGGTGGATATCCAAAGACCCGAAGAAGCTTATAAGAGCGTGCGACCAAGCATACAGTGATTGTGAATGGTTCTTCAAGTTCAGTAACATCAATATTAACCCATCTGAGATTACAGATGTGGAAGATGTTAACAAAGAAGAAGTAGCATGAACTATAACGATTAAGTTTCTAATGCCCTGCCGTATGGTGGGCAATTTTTTTGAAGGGGGTTCACATATGTTGAACACAGCATTGATTGAAGGCGTGTTAATCGAGCCTGTAACTTATGTTGAAGAGGAAATGAAAGCGTTCTTGAAGATTAAGAACGTGGTCGGTGATTCTGCAAGCATCTTCCCTCTTGTGGTTGAAGGGAATACCGCAGAGATTTGCAGAAATGTTTTGAAGGTCGGTGACATGGTTAGAGCAGTTGGAAAACTGGTTCTTATCGACACAACAATAGGTCGCAAGAAAGTAATGTGGGTGAGGATATACGTTGAGCACATTGAATTCAGAAAGGAGACAACATGTACAGCATGATAGAAAGAACAGGTGCGACACGATTCAGAAGCGAGGTTGAATTCCCACCAAGAACAGACCTTGATGAAATGTCAAAGGAAGAACTGGTTTGTGCTCTGATGTTTACGTGTAATGTCAAACATAAGATTCTTGGAGATTTATCAAAGTTTGAGGACGAGAACTACAACGTACTCAAAGAGTATTGGGGGTTCATGGATGCAGTTGATTATGAGAAAGAACAGATTGACCGGATTCAGACTGCGTTGAGAGAATTCAATAACAGAAAACCCAAAAACGTTTATGACGATATTTCAGATGGTGGAGAAATATAAGGAGACAGCATGACAGCAAGAAAATTAACTGGTAACTGGATGTTCTTTTCAGTTGATGGTGTATATGCAGACAGGTACAAACTCAGAGGGTCATACACCGGCCCTCTTGATGAAACAGCCACACGGATCGCACGGGATTACGGAATACCGAAGAACAAAGTAACAGCCGAGGTTAGGTTGTACTCTACCGAAGGTGCTGTTCTTGATACTGTAAGATTCGACTGGGATACAAGGAGATTCGCATGAGGCTATACACACTTAGAAACAGGAGCGAGGAACAGCTTAAGGCGGTTCATAGGGCATTGTACAAGAGAATCGGTGAGTTCAATGAACAGCGATACAATGGTACTATCACACTAGATGATAAGAGAGACTGTCACCTACTGGTCAAGTTCGACAGATGCATTAAGGATGCACTTGCGGAGGAATTATTAGCATGAACAAAGACCAAAAATGCAACAAGTGTAATTACCTTCAGAACGGTGTGTGTATCATCTACGGATTTATTGTAGACAAACCCGAATCATTTTCTTGTGAGGACTACGAAAGAAAGGAGAATGACAAATGACACAGGAACAGGAAAAAGCGGTACTTGAAGCGTGGAATGATTATTGTGAAAGGGAGTATGGAGAGCAAAATGATTCACTGCCCGCAATTGGTGTTCTTCCAATCGCATTTACAACATATGAGTTCGATGACGATTACAAGTACACACATGAAATTCAGATCAACTTCGATACAAACACATGGTGTTGGATGAATTACATTGACGATGAACTTGTACTGACCGAACAGGGCAGTTTCGAGGGGTTCATATCGGCTATGAAATGTGATTTCGATGATATCATCCGTGAATGTGTCCGCAAGGGTTCTGAACTTGCAGAAGAAGGTTACTTTGAAGACAAGAGATGGGATGAATTTAAGAATATCCATTCATTATGTTGATTAAAAGGATATAGCATGAGAAAGAGACACAGAAAAATAAATGCATACATGACTGACCACAGATGCAGAAACAGGCTTGAGTTCAGAAAAATGCTGCGTGCTGATATTGTCGGATTGAAAGTGAAAATAAAAAAACGGAACGGCAAATTTTGCAGAAGCAACACAGATGCATTTAGATATGCGGAACAAAAATGCAAGCAAGCTATTTATCTTGATTGGGATTTGATTTGAAAGGAGTGAGAAGATGGTCGAACTTGACTTATCAAAACTTGAGAACGAGGATTACGTTCTAAAAAAGGTTGCCGAATATCTTGCAGAGGAATCGGCAAAGGACGAGTATCTTGCAGAAGCTTGCAAGAAGGAGAACAAAACACTTAATGGTGTTATGAGCTACGTTGAGTCAGAAGCAAAGAACACGATTGACAAATCAAAGCAGAAAGGGAATGTATGTGTCCACGTTGACGATTCTGTTGTGTATGGATGGGCCAAACACTACATTCTTGAGGATTCTCTGGACTTCGAGAAAGTTAATAAAGCAGTACCTAAAACACCTGCTAGAAAGGTGGAAAAAGATACCACCGAATCATGGAAGGTCGTACAGCCCAAACCGAAGTACGATATAAACCAGCTTACTTTCGATTTTTGAGGTGGCATATGGATTTACTGGAAAAGATAAACCGTAGTATCGGGGTCATCCCAAAACTAATACAGAAAAAAGCCGATTCCAGCTTAGGGGTCGGCGTTTTTTATATCTCCGAAATCAAGAAGGACAAGGAGCTTTACGAACTGGTCTATGCAGTGAGAAAACTCAAGACCAAGACACAGATTCAGAAGATAATGGCAGTAACCGAGAGTGGTAAGGTCTACATCAGAAACTGCTACTACAACTGGGGTGGATGTAATCCTGGCTTCAAGGTGTATGGCTTTGATGGGAAAGGAAACAACTCCTACTATTACAACTTCGATTATGAGTCGAGAATGGATGAAGCGGTATCGGAATTCCCACAGGAAAGGTGCTACAGAACGGTAGTGAACATCAATGATATTCCCAAGCTTGACCCTTCATTGAAATACTGTTCTTTCTCCAACTACGGACTACCATTCGTTAATTACATCCGAATTTACAGAAGGTGGCCGAAACAAGCGGAGATGCTGATGAAGTTCAACCTGCTTCGGATGCTCACAGAGAAGAACTGCGAAAGGCTTTCCAAAGACCCATACTTCCACCGTTGGTTGGAGAGACACCATGAGGAATGTAAGTGCCTGAGCTATCAGATGGCACATAACTCTTGGAAGAGAAACCCTGAGGCAGACCCCAAGGATTATTCAAAGTCTTTCTCGTACCGAATCGAGATATCCAAGAAGTTGTCTCAAGACAACAAAGAGATTTACGAAGTTCTGAAACAGTACGCTTCAAGAGAGAGAATCTTCAGATACATCGAGGAAAACAAGATCAACGTTAGTTCCTACATGGACTACATAAAAGCCTGTCAGTGGTTGAAACTGGATTTCCACGATACCAAGGTTCTCTTTCCGAAAGACTTTCAGACATACCATGACGAGTACATCAGACAGTATTCAGAGTTCCACAACAAGGCAAAGAACGAGCGAATTAAGAAGACTGCGAAGAAGTTTTCATACCTTGAGAAGAGCCGTTACGGATTCACCGTGAAGGTAGCTCAGAGCAAGACGGAACTGATAGCCGAGGGTGATGCACTTCATCATTGTGTTGGTCGTATGGACTATGACAAGAGGATGGAGGATGGCAAGTCGGTCATTTGTTTCATCCGCAAAGAGGACTCCCCTGCTGTACCCTATGTGACTGCTGAAATCAAGGTTGGTGATACACTGAGAATAACCCAGTGCTATGGATTGAATAACAGACAAGTACCGGAGGTCAAGGACTTCACGGACTGGTGGATCAAGAACGCAAACAGGAGGTTCAAACGTGCTGTATGACGAGTTTGTAAAGGGAACTGGAATCGACACAGACAGAGTTTATGAGGATGCCAACACAATCTACATGAACGCCTGTGAATCAATGAGCAAGGAAGACATCTACAGAATCGTTAAGTGTCTTGACTACAGCGATCTGAGTGTTATTGCAGAGACAATCTTGAAAGAGCAGAAAAAATCTTTCGAACTCTTGCAGAACGCAGAGGCTTTGCAAAAGGCTTTGATGAAGTCAAACGAGATATCGGAAACACTTACAAAGCTAATCAAAGACATACGGCTTGCGTTGTCGAAGAAGAACATCGACATATTCGAGGAATACCGTAACAGCATAGCCAAAGAGTGTTTCGACAAGGCTTACTATGATGCTGGACAAGAACTCAGAATGGTTGGACTGATAGGAGAAGAAGAATGAGCATATCACAAGTAACACCATCGGCTATGGCAAGAAGCACAATGACTGATCTCATTAACAGAGCGGATGAGGCAAAGAGGAAAATGGGAAATGAAACCAATATCGCAAACAGAGCTTACTGGCAAGGTGTGTTCGTTGGAACTAGCCAAGCAGCCAAAGAAGTCGAGAGGTTGGTGAACATGATTGAGGCTTCATGAAAAGGGAAAGGCTTTTCTTTTCTTTTTCTTTTCTTTTAGTAAGGGAAAAGTATCTAGGTTAAACTAAATTTGGTTAAACATATGGATGTTGAGAAGAGAAGAAAATGTATGATTAGATTACTAGGTTAGATTAAGTAATGATATGAGTGAGTCTACTCTAATATCCCGAAATCTTAGAATAATAATACTAGTAAATAATTTTATATTAGCATCAAAGTTCTTTTAACAAGAAGCTTGGTTACTTCATCAGAATCCAGATAAGCCTTGAGTATTGAACTAACCTCTTCTTCCTTCTCTGAGGATACTTTACCCAGTACTAACCAGTCCAAGGTTACTCCAAGATAATCAGCTATGAGAACAGTATCAGTTAAGTTTGGAAACATCTTCCTGCAACGTAGATTACGAAGCGTACCTTCACTAATCCCTGTCTTGTTAGACATATCTTCAAGTGTTCCTTTCCTTGCTGAGTCAACTCTGTTCCAAAATTGAATCACCGTAAAATCGTGCATTGGCATAGTATAATCTCCTTTCATCAAAATTTACACATAAATAACTTTTTTGTGACATTTTCAGTACTTTAATCTTGCTAGTGTTGCAAATCTGTGATATTTTATGTTCGGGGGTAGTTAAAAAGTGATAGACGGAGAATACGGAATTAGGTATGTCAACCTTCAGATCGCCAAGCTAACTGGCATGGATAGGGAGACATTGGACGAGGCTAGGAGGCACTACAACAAGAATCGTGAGAAGAAACTCAAGAGGGGTGACTTCTACAAGATGTGCCTTCTAATGGGTGCTAATCAGATTCTTTGTGGAGGGTCTAGTGACTAGGTTCATCCATGAAGGTCGGGTCATGTTCATACTCACCGAAGCTGAGGCAGACGAATACCAAAGCCTCTTGAGGGAGACAGGACGTGACGAGATGTGGGGACGAAAGGACATCGCCAAGTACCTTGGCATCTCCCCACAGAGGTTGAGCGAGTGTCCTTGGCTGTTCCCATTCTACGGTCAGGGAATGAGACGTAAGAGAAACGCCACATGGACGAAGAGAGAGGTAATCCAGTGGAACAAGAAATCGCCGAAGAGATTGAAGGAGGAATACGATGCTAGTTTTGGACAGTGAGGTTCTTGACGAGTTCTGCACAACATTGAACGTCCTAGGGCCTACACATTCGAAAACAATCCTGAGGTTCGTATCTGATGTGCTGAAGAACACCATAGCTTACGAACACAGACTGAAGAATGAGGATTTGGACAGTGAGGATTTGGACAGTGAGGTTGAAAGAATTTTTTCAGGATCAGATAGAGGAACAGTATCAGACGAAGATAGCTCCGTCTGAAGAGAAGTTGGACATACCTTCATACGAAGAGTATTCGACAAAGAACGATCCGTATTACGGAGACGATGAACCGGCGTTTTAAGGAGGCCTTATGGTAGACATGGGTTACGTACATGGTTTGGAAAAGGCAAGAGATCTAATCCACGAAATGCTTGAGAAGACAGACAAGCAGTGGTGGGACAACTACAACAAGTATAAGACAATCGAGAATTGCCTTAGTGACGAAGCTTTGAAGCTTTGTGAAGAGAGAAATAATCTTGTCTTTGCAGACTCAAAGCTAATCGAGCTGCATAAAAGCATAATTGACGAGATTGAGGCTGTTCTTGCAAATGATGCGGAGGCTGTATGAGTATCATCACCAACAATACAAACCAGCCTTCATTCGTTTGGAGAGCAGGCAGAGAAAAAAACAGCAGTCACAAACATATGGGCAAAGACGAGTTCAGCGTCACAATGCTCAAGAAGTCTGTAACTGCGTTAGTGCTTACTAAAAGACATTATGACGCTATTGTACTGGATTTGCAAGATATTGCCGATTCTCTGATGGGTACTCTGACCCACGAAGGATTAGAGCCATATGCCAAAGAGGACGGATATCTTACAGAGCAGGAGTTGGAATACACAATCGACCTTGGCGAAGGGAAGTCATTCAGACTCTACGGCAAGATGGATATGTTCAGACCTTCCGATGCAGACTTGATCGACTGGAAGAACACTAAAGAAGCCATGTTCAACAAGTCCCGTGACGGACAGGACGATGACTGGAAATTCCAACTTACCATGTACAACGTTCTCTTGGACTTGGTTAGACCGAGATACTATCACGGCCTTAAAAAGATGGGAATAGAAGCTTATCTGAAAGACCTTTCGGTAGTGACAAACTACAACAAGGGAATATCCACAGACAAGCTTAGATACCTCCCATATAAAGTTCCGACAGAGAAAGAGAAGTCAGACACACTTGACGAGTGTATCGCATTGGTTCATGCATACAACCTTCTCGAGAACACAAATGACGATGATCTGCCACTTTGTCCTGACGATTACAGATGGGCTGAGAAAGTCTGGAAAATCTACAAAGGCACAAGTGATAAGCACAACAAGAGTGCCGAGAGAGGACACGCCAACTACAAGTCATTGGAAGAAGCACAAGAAGGTTTCAAGAAGGCCGGATTCACCGAGAAAGACCATGTGATTCTTGAGGTAGGCGGTGAGTCCATCAGATGCAAGTTCTTCTGTGATTGCAGAAGCGTATGTCCACACGCAAAGAAAATGTTCGGGGGTAAGTAATGGATAACAAGGAACTTTTCACAACATTGGCAGGTCTCAATGTCAACGAGCACAAAGAGAACAGAAAGTCAGGAAATACAGAATTGTCATACCTGTCTTGGGTATGGGCATTGAGCGAGTTCACAAAGGTTGCTCCTGATTTCGATTATGAAATTAAGCTGTTCCAGAATGAGAAAGGATGCCTTGTTCCTTATATGTACGATGAAGCAACCGGCTATATGGTTATGACTTCCGTTACAGTCAACGGCAAGACAAAGACAATGTGGCTTCCTGTTATGGATGGTGCTAACAAGGCCATGAAGAAAGAGCCTTACCAGTACAAGACAAAGTATGACACCAAGAGCGTAGAAGCTGCGACTATGTTCGATGTAAACAAAGCAATCATGAGATGCCTTACAAAGAACCTCGCTATGTTCGGCCTTGGCTTGTACATATATGCTGGTGAAGATCTCCCTGAGAATGACGATTCACAGGCAAACACCAATCCAACTCCGAAAAAGCCTGAGCCAAAGCCTGAGCCTGATGTAGATGAAACCGAAGAATGGAAACTCTACTGGGGAAAGCTCCAGGAGCTGTGTCCAGACAGAACAAGGCTCAATGGCTACTGCAAGGAACAGGGGCTGAAATCAACGGCAGAGATAACACGCTTCAGATTCGAGCAGATCAAGAAGAGGATTATCGAGGATGATAAAGCAACTGCAACTGCATAAAGGTGATTCACCTAGCGAGCTGCTTGATGTAATCAGACAGTTCATGAAGGAGTACCCAAGTGGACTGTCTGTTACAGTCGAACCGATTTACCAAAAGCGTACAACCAAGCAGAACGCACTCTATCAGCTTCTTGTTCACAGACTCCATACACAAAGCGGAATGGACGAGGACTACATAAGGTACGAAGCGAAGAGAATCGCTGTTGGTTGGGGATATCCGGTAAAGAGAGACAGTGACGGAAATCCTATCGAGGTAAACGGATCATTCGTTGGAATCAGTTCAAGTGAAGCCTGTATATCTGACTTCAACAAGTTGATAGACGGAGTTTATCAGCTTGCTCTTAGAGAACAAATCGTTTTGGGAGATATCAAATGATTAGTTACACGTTGGTCGGGAGACTTATCAAGGATGCCGAATCAGTATCGGTACAGAGTGGGAAATTAGCCGAGAAATTTACAGTTGCGGTTAATTTTGACAGAGACAAGTCCAAGCTCTACACCTGTTATTACTTCGGAGACAGGGCAGCCAAACTGCACGACTATCTCCGCAAGGGCAGACAGGTTTTCATCATCGGCAATCCTTCATGGCGTGAGTACGAGGGAAAGGAATATGAATCGGTAACTGTTGTATCTTTTGAGTTCTGCGGTTCCAAGGCTGATGCTGAAGGTGAGTTCAAGACACCTCCGAAACAGGATAATCCGGAAAAACTCCCATATCAGTTCGAAGGTCGTTTCTTCAAGACAAGAGAAGAGATGGAGACATACAAGAAATCAAAGTACAGCGACAACCTAAGTGGCCCTGAATCTTTCGAAGATGATGATATGTCAGACATCCCATTTTGAGGTGAGTAATGAACAAGGCGAAACCGAAAGCTAGATCAAACACAAAAAAGAAGCAGAAGCTTCACACAAGAGAAGACTGTCTTTCGTTAGCACAAAGGCTGTGTAAGTACAGAACGCTTTTGGAGTACGGAAGATTGTGGTGCATAGCCTGTGACAAGGAACTCACATTGGGTGAAAGGGACTGTCAGGGTGGTCACTACATATCAAGAAAGGACAGGGCAACCGAAACTGAGCCGGACAACATATGGCCTGAATGTGGTTCATGCAACGTTCTTATGAACGGTAATATCCCAGCTTATCGCTACAACCTCGTCAGGCTAATAGGAAGCGAAAGAGTCGAGAGACTGGAGTACATGAGCATGGCTAGGAAAGGTAGCGAGGAAGCCGCCCTACACCTCTCTCAAGAGGATTATGCAAAGGCTATGGAGATAAAGAAACCAAAGTACTATGAGGAACTTTATCAAGAACTGAAGGTCAAGGAAAAGGAGTACAAAAATGCACTGCAAATTTGAGGACACCTATTCGGACAGAGAGTATGATGCTTGGCTCACTGATTACCGTGACGAGGACGAGGACGAGGCATGGGACTGTGCATATGCATATGGAAACAACTAAGGAGAACAACATGGAGCTAATCAAATACATACCTTTTGACAGATACATCACAAGAAAGGAACTTGAAGTTGTCTCAGGACAGAAAGACAGGCTTAACAGAGCACAGATTGAGGAATACAGAAAGCATCCCGAAACATTCGTAATCTCATCTTCAAGTAAGAAGGGATACAAAAGACCGACAAAGTATGAAGAACTTGAGGCTTGCAGAAAGGAGTGTATTTCGAGAATGAAAGCAGAACTCGCAAAGGTTGCTGTCATAGACAAGATTCTTAACAACAGGGATCAGATGGGATTGGGGTTGGTATGACATACATCATCAGAGGAAGAGCCGTGAATGGGGGCATATGGTATCTCAAGGGCTGGGATAAGAAAAAGCCTGTGTGGATTTCAGAAAGCAAATACCTGAAAGGTGGAATCGTACAGGAATACGCACGGTTGGACAGACTCGGTGAATACATCCAACGCATAAGAGAAAACGATGAAAGGAAATGGAAATCTCTAATTGTCGTAGAGGTTCATTAAGCAACAGAGACAAGATTGTTCGCCCTGCTCCTTGCTTATTTGTTCGGAGGTTAAGAATGAGAATCGAGTGGAGGAATTTTGATGGTTGAGAGGATGGATTTGTTCGGGAAGGACATTGAGTACAATGCCCAATCGTTCAAGGTGAGTTTGGAAAACCTTCGCAAGTACGTGAACATCGAAAGGTACGGAAAGAAGGTTACTATTGAGTTCTTGGGTGCAACAGCAAGAAACGGAGAGAAAGCACTGTTCACGCTGAGGATGAAAGACACAAGAAACTTCACCTTCAAGGAAGTCTACTACGCTTGGCTTGAACAGTGGCCTAGAAAGAAACAGGAAAAGCTTCTTGGAAAGGGTGCTGTTATGGCCTTTATGGAAGGAAACGGCAAACCATACGTTCTATATAAAGAACAGATCGGTGAAACAGAAAAATTTGTAGACGCAAACGGAAATATCGGCACAGAAAGAGTAATGGGGTTAATCATGGATAAAGACATCATTTTCAATCCGAAAGAGGAAAAGGTTAAGAACCTCTACGGCAAGCGTGTCCTTGCAACAGATTGTGCATGGGACTTCGACAACACACAGGTCAAGGGTACTTTGGTCAGCATCGTAACCGACATGGCACAGAGCCAGGGAAAGCCATTTGTGGTTGAACTAAAGGACGGAACGCAACAGAACTTCTTCTGCATCAAGGAACAGCCCGAACCAACATTCCAGCCGTACAAGCTGGCTAATTCAGAAGTTCGAGACAAGCTTATGCTCAAAGTTTACAAGTCAAAGGACGCAAAGACATACGTTGAGCAGATGATCCATACATTCAAATGTACTGGTGGCTCATGGACAGTCAACGGAATGAGTGCAGCTCACCTTCTTCAGAACTACACATGGCTTGACGGTTCTCCATGTGGTGAACTTCCGGAGGAATGATTATGGAATACACAGAAAAAACCAGTTTCAGACAGATTGTAAGAAGCGTCGAGAACTCGACAATGACAGAGGAGAACTACAAGGCTAAATTCAAGGGTCTGAAAGTGCTCGCTCTGCATATTCTCGACAAGGCTGAGTACTACGAAAGGAAAGTACCTTTCAGAGAGGAAAGACTTAAAAAACTTACGGAGCTTCATGCTCCGCAAGTCATCCTCGACAACGAAAAGAGGATGCTTGATGAACTCTTAATCAAGGTCGAGACATACAAGGAGATAAGGCGGTTCATGCTTCTCTGTGATGAACTTGCAGAAAAGAAACTCTTAAGCGGTGACATCTGTTCTTATGATGCCTACGTTCTTGAGGATGCTCTTGATGCGGTTGATGACAGAAGCTGTGAACACTGTGCTCATTCCTATATGAAGGATGGCAAGTGGGTTTGTAGCATGAACGGTTATGAGCTTGAAGTAGACTGTGACTATATGTACAGCAAGAACACCGAGATGCCATGCGAGAAAGACGGGAAAGCATGGAACTTCATACTGGATGATTTGTGCGAGACAGATTACATAAACTTCCTCAGAAGCAATCCAATGTGGGGTTATGAGGCTCTTGAAGAAATGGGAGTTGAGAAGAACGAGGACGGCATGTATGACATTGTTGACAGACTTCCTATTGCAGTATCTGCACATCATATAGTTCTGATCAACAACGGAACAAAGAGGTTTATCAAGACGCTGTTTCCTGAACTCACATATGAAGAAGCCGTACAGATGTTCAAGGACAAGAACAAGAGGAACTAAGAATGTGCAAATGTATAGTCCATTGTACATTGATTGATTTGTATGTCAGAGATTATGAACGCTCCGTCAAGAAGTACTCATACACTCTTAACCCGAATAAGGCCAAGGTCTTCGCCGACAAAGCGGAGGCCAAGGCAATGATTCTAAGGCTTCACCCAGTTTGGCAGAAGCATATGGAGATCGTAAAGATATGAACCCTAAAGAGCTGTTAATTGAGAGGAATTACAATTTCACACTCCCAGCTAATTTTAAATTCTGCGAGGGATGTAGATACTTCGATGCTCTTTTCGACGGTGAAGCCAACTGCTATCTGTTCGGGAGAATCAAAGGTGTTCAGCTCTGTAACAGAAAAGAAGATGGGAGGAAAGCAAATGAGAGAGATATATACCAAGGATATTGAGATCGGAGAACACGTTCTGATAGAGGGCATGGAGTATGTGGTAGAGGAAGATGTTGGTACTTGCGAAAGTTGTGACATGAACGGTTGCGGATTCTGTTATCTGATTCCATGCGTAGATGGGTTAAACTTCAAACGTGTCAAGGAACAACCCATAGGGAAACAGGACAAGGACACCCCGATGACACGCCTTCAACTTGCCGAGTGGTTGGCCAAGGGATTCGGACAGTACAGATTCGGTAAGGGAATCACAGAAAGTACGGTTTGGATAGTAGAAAAAAACGAAGAGGACTTACAAGTTGGCGACATCCTCATCCGTCCTTGGGGGACAGACGAGTGGGTCAAGCCGACAGTGGAGATTTATAAGAGGGATTGCGGAAAATGAGCAACAAAATAAAAGATTTGATTATTTCAATGGTGAAAGAAGAAATTGAGACAAACCCTCAATTTGAGAATTATCGAGACGGGTTAGAGTTTGAGTATATGGCTTATCAATGCTATAGAGTTGTTTTTAATGTTCACTTTAAATTCAAACCGAAGGGAAGAGGAAGAAAAGATAATAGAATCAGATTTGATGTGATTTTGGATAGGGATATGAATGAGAGTATTCGGTTTGTTTATACCACATTCATACCAAAGGCAAAGTGATTAAGGAGAGAGAAAATGACAACACTAGAAAAGATTGAAGTGATGAAGGCGTATGCCGAGGGGAAGAAGGTTCAGACAAGAGACCCCGGAAGCTATACGTGGGTAGACTGGACTGCTGAATTTGAACCCCGTTGGAACTGGGAAAATATGGATTACCGCATCAAACCCGAAGAGAAGTACCGTCCGTATAATGACTCCAACGAGATGGTTGAGGATTTCAAGAGAAGGGCGGGAATTGCAACGAACGAGATGTTTCTGCCGATGATATATATTAAGTCCAAGGATAATGGCTGTCGCTTCTTACTCAATACATTCGGGGCGATTAGCGTAGATGGAATCCTTTTTTGTGATTTGCTCGACAGGTACACATTCCTCGACGGCTCACCGTGCGGTATCAAGGAGGACTGAGCAAATGGACTTATTAATCAAGAACATGGAAATGCCGAAAGAGTGCATAACCGGAAAGAATTTTAATTATGAGTATTGTCCGCTATTCGGTAAATGTAATGGGAAGCAACCAAAAGATGAAGGCTGTATTTTAGTTGAAGTGCCGCCACATGGAGAACTGATAGACAGAGATTATGTAAAGAAAAATCAAATATCTCTCAATGATGCACCTGTCATATTGGAGGCAAGCGAATGAGTTTTAGATACACCATAGAAACAGAAAATCCAATAGTTACAGACAGAAACAAGATGTATAACTGTCGTGACGGAAAACTAAGGTTGAAGATTGTTGAGGCAAATCCTTGGCACACAGGGACACCGACTGAACAAAATGATTACTATGTCAAATTTCAAGATGGTGGTCATGATGTCCTCTTTTTCGATGATGGGAAGTGGTACAAACACTGTTACTCGTATTATAGCGATGTAGAGTTTGTGAAAATTCCAAACACATTAACAGTCATTGCATGGCAGAAAATAAAGGAGTAACCAATGGCAGAGATATTGATACCTGTAAAAAATCCACCAAAAAATTGCCATGAGTGCAAAAACGGATGGTGTAATTTATGGGAGCAAAACAAAAACATGACAACAGGGAAACATCCCGATTGTCCAATGAAAGAACTACCACCACACAAAGAACTTTGTGACAAAGACAAACTTAAAGAAGCGACAAAAAATACAGTGTTCCAAAACTCAAGGGGAGAGGTTTATCAAATAGGAAAGGCAATCGCAATGATGATTGACCAAGCACCTGTAGTAGTGGAGGCAACGGAATGAGAAAGAAAAAGAAAGACGATAAACCGACTTGTGCTGGGTGCATATTCTTGGATTATTACAACGATGGAGAGCCGTTCTGTATAAAAGATATCAGTCATGCTTGCATATCCAGTGGATTTGCTATGAGAGAGGAGCAAATGGATAAAGAAAAGACATTAAGAGATGAAATTGCAATCCTTGCATTAAATGGGATGTTAGCTCACTCAACAAGATATAAGCACAGAGAAGGAGAAGGTGTTAATTGGCATTTTAGTATTGCGAAAGAAGCATACGAAATTGCTGATGCCATGCTCAAAGTAAGAAACTATACAAATGTACTGGAGGACTAGATGGACATACTTATCAAGGGAATAGATCTACCGAGAGGAAATAATGTCCTTGTTGTTGATAGTGCTGGAACAATCACAAAAGTCAATAGATGGACAGGAAAGGTAGAGGCAACAGACCCATTTTCCGTCAAGGCAATCGAAGCAGGGAACACCCGACCCGATCCTTGGCACACAGGAGTGCCAACAGAGGATGGCTATTATCTCTGCCACTTCCAGTTTTACTCAGAGGACTATGAAAGTGATGAAGAAGGATATGACATTCCCTACTGGTTTAAGAATGGTTCATGGGAAGGCAATGACGAAAATGTGAGGATAATTGCATGGCAGAAGATAGAGCCTTTCGAGGCTAGTGAGGAGAGAGAATGATAGAATCAGCAATTATAGCTTTAATGCTTTTCGGTATGTGTTTGTTCTGTGCGTATTTGATTTCTAAATAAGGCGTTTACCATCATCGAGGCTAGTATCTTAACGAGTGAGAGGAGAAGATATGAATCAGTACAACGTGATTTTTCGTTTGGAAGTTTCCAAAGGACACTATCCTTGGTTCTCAGAAAGCGGCAGCAGAGATGTAGATGCGGAATCTGCCCAAGAGGCGATCGACATTCTCGCAAGGAAGGTCTACAGCAACAGGGAATATGGCAACATGGTGACGTTCACCGTTACTTCAGTTTACCTGAAACTCAAACCTGAAACAGGAGTATGGAAACCAAGCCTAGAGGTTCAGAAATTAAAGGAAGAGCCAGTAGAATACTGAAGTATAGCTTGTGCTATAAAAAAACTGGACTTGCCATTGGCAGACAAGTCCCTTGATGAGTCAATCGGAATCCATCTCAACCGCCTGACTCGAATGTGGTAATTCAAATATAGTATATCATAATCCAAGGCACTTCACAATCTTCTTCCTGATGATACGCAAATCCTTTTGAACTGCTCTTGGGCAACAACCAACAGTATCAGAAATGAAATTTATGTCATGTTTCTTTATGTAGAACATCTCATAAATCTTTTCCTGTCTCTCTGAGAGCATCAATTCATAAACGAGCTTGTCTATATCTGTCCTTACGGCATCCTTGAAGAAGGTATTAACCGCCTTTGACGTTTCTGACATTAACAGACCTCGATTTGGATACTGATACTTTAGTACCGTTCAGCTTCGTTTGTGTTGATCTGATTACAGTACCTTTCGGCACACCGGATTTCTTCTTGGCTGTTCTAGTAATCTTTATAGACACGCTCATATGTTTTATCTCCCAATATTTATATCACCGTAATATAATTCGTTGTTCGTTGATACAATCTCATACTCAGTCTGCCATTCGTAACCTGACAGAATCTCCACAATCTTGTCCGCAGAGTGGTCGGCAAGTTCCTTCATCATCTTCTGATTGTGGACTACTATGACAGCTATTGTTATCACACATATAAGAAGAACTACACACAATGAAATGACCACACCCTTGAGGTTCTGCATATAGGCTCTCACATCTTTTGTATAGTCTTCAAGAATAGTCTCTTTTCTGCTTTTGTTTATCTCTTTTGTACCCATACACTAAGTATAGTGGCATATTTGTTGAAAAATCAATAATCACCGCTATTTGTAGGTGTTTTATGTTCCTTTTTTAATCCTTTAATCTACCTCATTTTAGTATCCTGAAAGATTAGGCTTCTCACATAAGGAGATAGATATGCAGTTAGGAAGTATTTTCGGGAACAACACAGGAATGAACAACAATCAGAATCTTATCCAGCGATTCGCAGAGTTCAAGAAAACTATGGAAGGCAAGAACGCAGAGCAGATAGTGAAGCAGATGCTTGCAGATGGAAGGATGAGTCAGGAACAGTTTGAGAAGCTCAAAGCACAGGCCAAGTCTCTTGAGTCAATACTGCGGTAGAACCGCAAAGGAGTAATATATGGATAACGGATATTCACTTGCAGACCTTGCCGTAATGAGCAAGGACAGTGGTTTCGGTGGAATGGGTGGAATCGGATGGCTTATTCTTCTGTTCCTGTTCCTAATGGGTGGAGGTTTCGGATGGGGCGGTAACAATGCCGCTGCAGCATATGCAACTCAGGCCGATATCACAAGCGCAATTCAGGCTCAGACATCTGCAATGAACCAGCAGGGTATTCTGATGTCTAGTCAGAACAACAACTATGAGACAGCAAGACTCATTGACCAGCTCGGAATGAACCTGATGAATCAGAACAACACAAACACAATCAATGTGATTCAGGGATTCAACAGTCTTTCCGGTCAGATCACAAACCAGACAAACGTTCTTGCATCAAAGCTCGACAATCTCGGTTTCCAGCTTGAGAATTGTTGCTGTTCAATCAAGACACTTATCAAGGACAATCAGATTGCAGACCTTACCAGGGAACTCAACAAGGCCACGGCTGATGCTTCCAACAATGCACAGTCTCTGTACCTTCTTTCACAGCTTGGCAAATACACACCTGGCTCTGCAACTGCATGATTCTCTTTGGCAGGGCTTCGGCCCTGCCTTTTTCACTTTAAAAAAGTTTAAGGTGAAAAAATCAGAATTTTATAGTTAAAACCAAAATCGGTATTTATTATGCCGATTTTTGACATAATTCGACAAAAAACGAGGAAACAAATAAGAAAATGAAGATTATTGAGAAACTTTCGGAAATGATAGATGAAGAAATCCACGATGCAATGAAGTACGCAAAGTGCGCTCTTGAACATGATGACGATCCGGAACTTCAGAGAACATTCACAATGCTTTCGAATGAAGAACTTAACCACATGAACATACTCCATGCTCAGGTTGTCAGGATAATCAAGAAATATAGGGAGACTAACGGGGAACCACCTGCCGACATGATGGCTGTATATAATTATTTGCACAAGAAGCAGATTGACAAGGTTGCCGAAGTCAAAAGCCTGTTGTCATAACTCTATATGTAGCGTATTTCTATTTACACGGCACTATCTGTGTGGTATATTCCAATTGAAGGAAGGTACACATGGACGATTCATCGAGGATTCTTGCAATTGAGAGAGACATAGCTGACCTTAGGGACAGAATGGGTTCCGTTGAGTCGTCTGCAAAGGGTGCTTGGAAGACCATCAATGAGGTGAACGGACGCATGGACAAGATTGAGACTGAGGTTACTGCCTTGAAAACAACCGTGAATTCAATGGAGAAAGATGTCAAACAGCTCAAGCTTGAGACATCTGAGACAACAAAGGCAATCAAGATTCTTATCAAGGTTGTTGCCGGATTGTGTGGAGTTGTTGCGCTCTACTTCTTCTACAGCATAAAGAGTGGGTCTGACCTTCCTGAGAAGATTGTTGAGACAATCTTACCGTTGATTGGCAAATAACCTTCGAAGGAGAAAATTATGGAGACAATCAAAGCGTTCTTCGGTGCTTACGGCGATTCATTTCTGATGATGGTCGTAATCGGGTTCGTTATTGCCATTATTCTTGAAATCACAGTAAAGAAGGCAATCGAATGGCTTGAGAAAAAGTTTGAAGGAAAAGAGAGAGTTCTATCAGCACTGAAATTCATCAAGATTGTGCTGATTCAGGCAGGAACTTGGTTTATGGTTATAAAATTCACCATGCTTCTTGTAAACAATATGCCTCTACCTGCGAACAAAGCTCTTTATCCAATATGGGTCTGTCTTGTATATATCATCCAGTATCTGTTCTCATGCTGGGGAATCAAAGGTGTAATCAATCTGATCAAAAAGAGAGCAGAGAAGAGACAGGCAAAGGCCGATGAGAAGGCCATCGAGAAAGCAATGGCAGAAGCCATAAGCTCTCACATTGTCAAAGTCGAAGGGTATAAGAATCTCTACAGGAATATTGAGACAAACGAGTTCTGTGACGAGAAGGGCAACAAAGTATGAACTCAGGAATAGTTGCTGTCATATTGGGAATAATCGCTCTTCTTGGTGCGTGGTTCTTCGGTAAGTCCAAAGGCAAGGAAGAGACAAAAACAGAGATGTCCAAGGAAATAGCAACAGCAAAAGCCAAAGCTGAAGAGGCTGAGTTCGAGAAGGAACTTGCCGAATTCGCAGCACAAGAAACTACCGGAACAGTTTCAAATGAGGCTGAGATTTCAAAGAAAGAGACAAGCCTGATTGACGAGCTGATGGTAGCGAAAGAAACAGGTGATGAAGCCAGAGTGTTCGAGATTGCGAACAAGCTGGCTGAAATTGCAAAGAACAGGAGTGGACAGTGAAAAGGAATTCTGCCATGACAATCGTATTAACCGCTGTCCTACTCCTGTGTTCATGCAGAACAATCGAGAGGGTGGTTTATGTAGACAAGACAATCGACATTGAACCATCAATCAGGATTGTTGAGAGTGCTCGTCCATCCAATGACGTTGATCTGATTATGGAGTGCAAGGACACATCAGATGTTGTGTATAACTCGATAATCTATCTTACTCAGTGGGAGAAATGGGAAGAGTACGCACGACACTTGGAAAGATACTTGGCCCAGCTTTCTCTCCAGTTGAAAGAGCCGGTCAGTTCTTAACCTCCTTTTTTACTTGAATTTGAGCCGTGAGAGAACCACTAACTCTCACGGCTCTCTTTTACTTTTTTGGCTTGTATATGAACACAAGAAAAACAAAGAGTATAAGAAGGTATATATCAACAACAATTCCGCTTGTCATTAATTTTACTTCTCCTTTCACTCTTTGGAATTAGCCGTGGATCTGAATCAGTATGTTCTCGGTTATAGTAAGAAGAACGATGATACAACCAACTACCACACCTCTCCAATCACGCTTCCAGTTCTGACCTATGATGATTCCTGCAAAACAACAGATGATGATTGTGAAAATAAAAATCATGTTTTTCATTTACTTCTCTTATCTCTCGGCTATTTAATAAGGATGATTCTTGTTAAACAAAACCACACATTCGCTTTAATAAGGAGGACTCTTATTAAACAAAATGAACAATTTCTTTAATAATATAAATTATTTACGCTTCTACCAATTTGAACTGGCCTCGTTTCTTCTCTGTCAATGTCAGAATGTCGAACCTCTCATTCTGCACACCTTCCACAAGCCAGAAGAATACGTCATAGATGAGTTGTTTCGGAACCCATGTATAAGCCGTGTGAATAAGCTGATATGCGACCTCTCCACGTTCTTCGTCTGAAAGGATTGACCACGTTTTCTTGATGTTCTTCCATTTGAGTTTCTGCTTTTCCTCATAGGTCAACTCAGTGGTTAATTCCTGTGTCATATCTTCTCCTCTCCCTCTTTAGGAACAACAACACGCTTGGCTAGTTCTTCTCTTACCTTTCTCTCGATTGCTTTATCTCTCTCATAAACCCAAAGGCAAGCAAGGGGGAAGCTGGCAACAATCAGTATAACATACTCCCACCACTTCATGTGTTCTCCTTGCTAGCCTCATACGGCTCTATCTTCTGATAGGCTAATAGAGTTCCACCCCATTGATTTTTCCATGTACCACCTTGCCAATAGTTTGCACAGTAGAAGTTATCTCCATAAGCACAAAGATACCATCCTTCCTCTGTCGGTGTCCATGTGTGCCAAGGAGAACCTTCATCCACCCATATCCCTTCGTCACAGTCAGGACAAGAATCCCGATTCTCAAAAAAGCATCCTCTACAATCGGATGGTTCTGATTCAAAAGTAAGATTGTGTCCGTCAATGATGATTTGTTTTCCGTTTGGTATCATGTACTTGCCTCCACTACCGTAGGTGCTTCCCCTTTCTCCTTCCTATACTCCTTCTCAACCGTCTTCCTAACGGCATCGCTTCTGCTCTTGTATCCGTTGATACGCTGGATGTAGTCCACTTTCCCGATGAAATCTTCGTTTGCTCGGATTTTGATTTCTTTGTCTTTCATACCCACATTGTACGATATTTGTGGGAACATATCAAGGATAATCTGTTTGCTCGGTGTTTGCTATAAACCCCATAAAACATAAATTTTTGTATATTATTTTGCGAGTTTTTGGCAGAATCAGACAAAAAACGGGAAAATATCTGTGGGTTGTGGGTGTTTTTATGGAAAAAGAATATTTTATGCCCCTTTTGACAAATAGGATTGGAATATTTAATGTTCGTTTTGACACAAAAAAGAGGGTTCAGACGCATCATCCCCCTCTAGGCAAGTTCCGTAGAATCATGCCGATAAGTCATTCAATTCCAAGTTCCGTCTTGACACTAGCCTTTATGCCTTCCGCTTCTGCGTAGTAGGCTTCAAACTCTTGTGGAATCGGCAAGCCGTGAATCACCGCATGGAGGGTCTTTCTGAGAATCGCAATCTCGTTACCGCTTGTTTTGTGGGTCTTCTTGATTTCTTCCTCCACAAGCTGTGGATACTTCTCTTCCTCTACATGGTTGGCTTTTGCAAGCATTAATTCGATTTCTTTCATACTGTCCTCCTTATGCAATCTTCGTGCTATAACCGATGGTTGAAGGAACGTCTATGGCGTTCACAATATCCGTCTGCGGTGTGATGGCGGTGATTGTGGAGCCATCCTCGCATGGGAAGTTGGGGATGGGGTCTCCGTAGGTCGGGTCGGGAAGGGTGGCGAGTTCAAAATAGATTGTCTTGCCAGTGAGTAGGTTATCCTTGTCTGCATACACATCAGAAGAAATGCAAAGACTTCCCCTACTTAAATTATCGGTAAAACCGATTGCCATCTTTGCTGTTCCATTGTAGATGTCTTCCTGTGCTACAACAACAAGGTTGGGTGATATCATATTCCCAGCATTTTCCCAGTAATCCGCACTCAGTTTTCGAGGTAAATCGAAAGATGAACCAGTGGAATACTGATTAGCACCATTAGGCACCCATACCTCATTCCCTGTGAATGTGTAGCTACCCACCACCGTCTGATTCTTCCTCTTGAGGATTCCGTTGACATAGACATTCTCAGCATAGTCATAACAGTTTGGATTGATGTATTTAGTCCCAGCCATGAAGGATGTGTCGATAGTCTGACCGACGAAAGGCTTGTAGGTCTTGTCGGTGACGGAGTTGAGGCAAATCATTATGTCGTGATTGTAGGTGTTGCCGTTATAATAGAGCATTATCTTATGACACCATGCAGGGGTTATGAAGGTTGTATTCTGACCGCTGAAATATCCACTCTGATATTCGGATGATACCCAGTTGCCGTCAGCATCATAGCAACAGATTGTGGTGTTCGGATATTCGGTCTTTGTGTAGTACGTTGTCAGAGGCTTGACCTCAATGAAGTTCTTGCTTCTGCATCTTGAGGAATCGGCTCGTTTCTGTCCATCAACTACGTTAATATCTCCGCTTTCCCATTCCTCATCCCACTGGTTCGTGCCTCTGATAAGGAACGACAGCGGTGGGACATCATAGATATCGCCAGCGTTGAATGGATAATAGGATGCAGGGTACTTGGCTTTGAACGAGGCAATATTTTCCGCATCGGTCTTGCCACTGTCGTACTCTGACATGGCGGTGAGGTCAATGACCATGACATTTGAAAACTCTACCGTTGCTCCTCCTGCGCCCCATTCGCAACCAAACTGCAAAACATTATCCTGTGTTGTATATGTACCTACTCCAGCGAAGAATGTCTCAGCGTTTGCTGTAACCGTTTTTGTATCGAAATTAACACGTGAAGATGTTCCGAAGTACAGCCCGATTGTAATACTTGCCGATGCTTTAGCTGTTCCGAAGGCGAGATAAGTATGGCCTGAAATTAGCGGAAAACCTTTGTAGAGGTTGGCATAGTTGCTATTTCCGACAACGATTCCCTTGTTTCCACTTTGGCTGAAAGATGCACCGTCATAATCCCAGTAGGAGGTTCCGTCAAAATTTCCATTCTGCACAAGCTGATTGAACTGTGTACTTCTTGCTCCCACTCTCTTGAGGATAGCCCACGGCAACAGTTCATCGGCAGACAGGATGCTCTTCACGTTCTTCTGCGTGCTGTCAATATGTTCCTGTATGACTGTGCCTGAGAGAGCGTTCTCAAGGTTGGTAATTCTTGCATCGTGCTGGTTCAATTCTGCATTAGTATTGTCGCTGATACCCTTGAGGACTTTGCCTTGTTTTGCGGAAAGGGCATCAACAGCAGAATCGGAAGAAAGTGAATCAACCACGCCTACTTCAGATGTCTTAAGCACAAAATTCAATTCAGGATTGTCTGGATCAGTATCATCAATTTCAACTGTCGGCGTATCACCGTAAGTTACAGAACCTATAGATAGATTAGGCGTGTTTCCTGTATCACCCTTAGGTATTCCGAAAGAAAAAGTAAATACTTTAGAAGTGTCAGAACCAGATGCGCTTACCAATACAGTTGCACTCGAACCCTCTGCAAGAGTAGTAACTGAAGCAGTAGGAGTTCCGAAACCTGCGGCTGCTCCTGTTTCTCCTTTGGCCCCTGTTTCTCCTTTGGCTCCTGTTTCTCCTTTAGGCCCCTGTATTCCCTGCGCTCCGCTCATATCTGTTATGTAAGTATAATGTGAACCCTGAGTCTCTTCCCTAAGATATAATTTGCCGTTGTCAGGGTCTTCAGTGTTTGAAGAGATACAAACCATCTTTCCAAGAGGAACGTTAGTATAATCAGCGTTCATAAGAGATATCGAACCGTAAGTCTTGTAGATTGAGAACGGATCTCCGGTATTACCTTTGTCACCCTTATCGCCTTTATCACCTTTACTACCTTTGCTTCCGTTCTTCACTGTGAATGTTTTTGTAGTGCCATCCTTGTAAGTTATTATGATTGTGTTAGTTCCACTATCCTCTTCGGATGTCTGCTCTTCCATAGATGCTATTCTTGCATCGTCTGCATCCTCTGCGTATTCCTTTGCAATTGCCAACTGCTCGTTTATCTGAGTGATAAGGTTCTTAACCTGTTCCTCTGTGTATATTGGGATACCGTTGTCATAGATGTTCTCTGGGAGAATAAGACTGACCTTTTCTGTAGACCATCTATGGTCATTTTCTGAAATCATGTTCTCATATACTGTTCCTACAATAGAATCACCGACTTTTGGGCTGTGCTGTGAATCAGCGGAATAGACTGGAATGAACTCGCCATCTTCTGTGAAATAGAGTTTTCCGACCTTATACTCCGTATCCTCAGTCTGTGCGAATGACTCTGTGAATCCGATTATCTGTATCTCTACATTACCCTTCTCTTTTGAAAAAGCAGCGGAAGGAAGCCAGTCCAGTACAAGAAGGTCATTATGTACCTTCTCTGTAGGATATGCGTTTGTAAGCAAATCCATACCAACCTCGCCCAGCTTGTTCCTGAACTGGACGTAGAAGACCATATCCATGACGCCTTCGATTGAGTTTGCAGAATAGACAGTGAATTCGATAAGCTCCGCACGTTGTTCATCCTCTACGATGATCTGCGAGTTCTTTACCCTTATCTCCTTGTTCTTGACCAGTATGCTCTGTGCCATAAATAAATCTCCAAATGCACAGAACGGTCAAAGGTATAGAGGGCATATTCGGCCTGTGCAGACTCAGCTCTATGGAACAGCCCAGTCCCACGGCTAATATAATAGTATCACTGTATCTAGTGTTTAACAAGTATTGAGTTGCACTACATTTAGTAGTAACATCAAATTATGAGTGACTTGACATTTATAGGAACATCACAGGCAAGAAAGAGAAACAGCCCATATGACATAGCTGTAGAAAACGGATTTGTAGGGACAGAACAGCAGTATGAACTGTACATCCACGGACTTACAGTAGCACAAGTGGTACTTTACAAAAGGTCTGCCACAACTCCAAATTCATACTCAACAGACAACGGTTCTACAGTCACATACACATTCTCGAATGGAAACATCTCTTTCGCTGGGTCAGATGCCGGATGGCACACATCTCCATATTCCGACAACGGAGACCTGTATGTAATATATGCATCTGCCAATTCAAAGGATTCTTACGACACGATACTTCCTACTGAATGGTCAACACCTGTCATATTGTCAGAAGAGGCAGTAGCTGGTGATCCTGGCAACAACGTGTGCATCGTTATGATTTACAATGCATCATCATCTTCGCCTACTCTTCCATCACAGCAGACTACATTCACATTCTCTACAGGTGATATTACCGGCCTTGACAACAACTGGGTAAAAACACCTGCATCAGGAGACAAGGTTTGGATAAGCACTGCAGTAGCAATGTCTCAAGGTTCATCAGCGAACATACCTGCATCATCATGGTCTACACCTGTAGTGTGGAAAGAAAAAGGAGCAGACGGAGCTACAATAAGCTCGATTGAATATGGAGTAAGTGATTCATCAACAACACAGCCTTCATCGTGGAGTCCGACAGTTCCTTCTGTAGATAAAGGCAAATGGCTTTGGATAAAGACCGAATATACAAACTCTGTTCCTGCTTCATATTCTAAGACTTACATAGGTACTGACGGAGATGACGGAAACAGCATATTCGTACAATCAGCTACAAAGGTAGGCAAGACAACAACAGTTGTAATTGTAGACGACAATGGCAATACAAACACACTTACGATAGTTGACGGAGATGATGGTCAGGATGGTCAAGACGGCATTAACGGACTGAACGGATATGTTCATATAGCGTGGGCTAATTCAGCAGACGGAAGCGTTGATTTCTCTACTACTGTAAGTGAAGGAAAATCATATATCGGAACATACTCGGACAACACTTCTGCAGACAGTCAGGATTATGAGGACTATTCATGGAGCCTGATAAAAGGTGCTGACGGTGCTGATGGTGAAGACGGAACTGACGGAAGTGTATGGTATACTGGAACAGTTCTTACTGGAACAACAACGGCAACTGGTGTCGCAGGTGCTCTAGGAGACAAATATCTTAACACATCTACAAGCAATGTATACGAATGTACAACAGCCGGAGATTCATCTACTGCGATTTGGACTTATGTAGCAAATATAAAGGGACAGCCTGGAACAGATGGAGCCACATGGATATCAGGGACAACCCTCTCAGGTCAGACAACAGCTACAGGAGTAGCAGGTGCATTGGGAGATATGTATATTAACACATCTACTGACAATGTGTACGAATGTACTACCGCTGGTGATTCTTCCACAGCTATCTGGACTTACAGAATGAACATAAAGGGAAACCCAGGTACAGATGCAAATGTCATTGATTTCACAGCATCAGGATTGACATATGTAAAGAATCTCAGAGTACCAGCTACAGACAACTCGGGATTCACAGACATAACAATAACAGTTGACCTTCAGGGTTCATATTCTTCAGGAACATTAAGCACAAAATACATCTCTGGTATATCATTTGAGGACGCTGATATAATCTATTCAAAAAACGGTACAGCATATTCTTCAGGACAACATTCTGTATCTGTTGTTAACGGAGACATCGTAGTAATTAGGATTCTATACACACAGTCAAACCAGTTCATAATCCAGCTTGTTTCTTCTTCTGATACAGTTGAGAAGACAATCAACCCGATTGATGAGACAGAGCATGACCATGATTGGGGAGTATGCACAGATCTGCCTGTTAGTTTCAATGATAGGTCGGGCAACTTATGCACTCCTCTTGACGGCGATTACTTTGTATCAGGTAGAGACTTTGACCCAAGTCCTACTGTGGCGACACCTCAGATTGGAGATGTACCAAAAGAACTTCATTGGGATGAAAGGTCAGGCAGCGGAACTTCACAAGACCCTTACATATACACAGAGACGACAGACTCAGAGGTTGATTCACAGAAGACTTATTACATTGTCAAATACAAGAAAGGAATTGCATTCATAAGAACAAACGGTTCATGGGATGAGATGATCGCATCCGCGTCAAACTCTGAAAGAATGCTTAATGCTCTTGGCAATGTACTTAGTCAGCCTAATATAAATCCATCAACAGGATCTCTATATGCATGGATTGGAAACCTTGCCGCTCTCAATGCTATAATCGACAAACTAACAGCAAATGAGGCATTTATCAAAAGGCTAAAAGCTGTTGAGGCTCTTTTCGAGAACATAAGAGTAACAGGCAAAAGCGAATTTAACGGTTCAATAACATCTACTGCGCTCACAACAACATTGGAAGATAACACACCTGGAACTACTTTTTCTCTTGAACTTGGAAGTACGGCATACTGGAACAGCGATGATTTCATTGAATCATTGACTAACACATTCTACTATCCTAATTATTATGATCTGCAAAATGGTTCTACGTATTCAAAACTCAGAAAGAAAGGAACAAACCTTCTTATTACATCAGGTACAACAATTATAGATGATTATGAATTTAATCCTGTTCTTTATACTTCAACGATGACTCAGAGAATAAGAATCAACGGGCCGACGAAGAAAAATTCGATTCTTCGGATAATAGTTAGTAGAATAATCGACTCGCGCGGAAACCAACAAGCAATGTATGATGTATCTTTACGGAATAATCAGAGCCAGATATTTGATGTACAGGCTGGAGATATATTCAAGATTCTTGGCTATTCAGGTGTTCCTGGAGATGCATATTACACAGATGAGTTGAATTACAGTCTATACGATGTAGATGATGATTACAGCGACATCACATTCTTCGATTCAAATGGTAACTCGCATACATTCACAGGGTATAGGACAGATACTCCTCTCGTTGTGAAATATCAAGATGTTACATACACACCGACTTCTCTTTATAAGTGGACTGGTATGTCATCCGATGTTGGTTCAAAAACAACGAACACAAGTTCTCTTGCTTATGTTGTAGGAGAATCGTTTGTATATATACCTCAGAATACAATAATAAAGAAAATCTCTTGGTCAAGCAGAGATTATGCTTCGCTTACAGATACTAACGGAAACAATTACACATTGAGTACAAATGTGTACTATGCCGCAATGAACATATCTCTTACTCCTATAGCATCAGTAGACAACGTTGAAACTGTAGATATAAACCCAAAAACAAAAGACGTATACAATATCGGAGATGTTGCAAAAATGTGGAATGAGATATGGTCAAACAAACATCTTGGCAATGTGAACGGAGATCCAGTATATGGAGTTGATTCTCGTGCTTCTGATTTCAGAGTTTTCGGAGCGGTGTTCAACTGATGGCTACGCAATATTCGTTGATTACAAAAGCTAACTTCTCGACTACTCCATACAGCTATCATCCAAGTGGGAATACGTTTGGCTCTAACACTTGGTACTGGTTCTACAAGTCAAACGTATGCTGGGATGTATACCTTTACATGAACACCCGTGGCTGGGTTCGTATAGACTTCTATGACTATGACAAACAGGAATGGATTCCTTTTAAATCAACTGTAGGAACGCATGATGGGTACCAATATATGTGGATGGTTGATTATAACGTAGATCCCAGATATATATTCAGGTTTTTCCATAACTGTGACCAGAATTACAACAACCCGTCTTATACCGCAGGAATAAAGGTCAAGGACAATACAAGCTTGACATATGATGGCTATACATACGACACAAGAGGCTACTCTTTGTGGAGGATTGGCTTCTGCTTTTTCGGCAATTCTGCATACAACGACTTCAATATAAACTCATATGGCCCCGGATATCTGACCGACAGCGAGTACAATATTGTATGCAAGGACAAGCTAATCTTCTGCGGAGGCAAAGGAGTTCTGAATTCTGATGACCAACACATAGTATCAGGAACTCCTTCTGATTCAGACTTTAACACCAAGTTTTTACCATCTCTTTTCTCTCGTGATAAAATAATGTATTACCTTGACCGACAATGTATACCTGACTGGAAATGGGCTAAGACATAATGTACACTTTGATGTACACTATTAATTCGACATATTTTTTAGAATCACAGCCATACGCTAAATATAGCGTAATTGTTCGTATTTGCAACGCTATAATTCGGTTTTCAAGAACTTTAATGACTCCGACAAAATGCTATTTATCTTCTTGAATTAAAAAGAAATGAATGGCTTTAGATTCTTTTCTCGATGTACAAAACTGTACATTTTGGCCACTTTTAAGTAGAATTAAAAACAGTTAATTCGACATAAGAAAAGGTGGTTGTAATGTACAGATTAACACAGAGGAAAGGACGTTGCGTACAGATTTCGTATGATGGTGGGAGAACATGGGAAACAACAGGATGTCATACGAAGGAAGAGGCCAGAGCAAAGCTTAAACTTGGGAAGATAAACACTCTCGAAGACTATACCAAAGAATTCTTTCTAAGGACGGACGAAGACAGCATAAGATACAGGATGATATCACGTGGGAAGACTGTATATGACTTCAATATGACTAAGAATCAATACAGACTGGACAATTGCATTATCCCTGTCTTTGGGAAGAGAGTATTGTCTGATATCAAGGCAAACGAGATCGAAGGATGGTTGTTCCGTCTAAAAAGTCCGAAAGGAGAAAAATACACCAATCAGACAAAGAACGCCATACTATACGTCTTCAGGATGGTATTCGACAATGCCATGATTGACGGCCTTGTCGATACAAACGAGGCTAGAAAGGTGAAGGCTCTTAAGGTTGTTCATGCAAAAAGACCAACACCTACTCAAGAAGAGATAAACATACTCATGCCTATGGATGACGAGATGTTCAAGAAGACCTTCAAGAACCTTTATGTTAGAACATATTTCGCAATATTCAGAGACACAGGATTCAGACCATCCGAGATATTGGCTCTTAGAAGATCAGATATCAGGGAAGACGGAACTGTGTATACAGAGTATATGTTCGACTCGAAGACAAAGACAATAGAACACAGGATAAAGACAACAGGAAAAGGAAAGGATTATAAGATAGGCAGACTCTCAGAACAATCTATGCGTTTTGTATCTCAGACAGAAGGTGAATACATCTTCTTCGACAACAAAGACAAGTTCGACATAATGACACTCAACCGGAGATTCAAGACAGTATGCAAGAAATACTTGGGACACAAAAGATACACGCAGTACAGTCTCAGACATGCCTTCATGACAAATCTGATATCAAAATATCCCAAGGAGCTTATCATGGAGTTGATGGGCCACACACAATGGGAGTCCTGTTATGACGACAGAACTCCCGAAATGATAATAGACAATCTCAGAAAGGCATTGAGTCAGAATCAAGCGTAACAGTACATTTCACGTTTATTCCGGAATTGCCTATCGCTGCATAATCCAATGTGAAGTCTTTGCAGTTTGTAACAACAGCGGAAGCGTTTGTTATGACTACAGAGGCTTCGCTATAGCTTGAATCGAAGTGGAACATACTCGTAGTGGCAGAACTCGAAAGATTCTCTACATTGAACGTAACAGCGCTTACAGGAACAACGCTTACCTTCTCGACTCCATCATAAAGCACCGATAACGATACATGTGTTGTCGTGTTCACGGCTACAGAAGCTGGGTTGATATCGACATTTATTTTCGTCATGGCATAGTATGCGTTTATTCTGTCTATCTCTGCGGTTGTTTCCAAGATTAGATTTCCAAGTACAATCGCATTGTCTGTATAATCTCTGTAATACGAAGTCAGATAGTTCAGGTCAAAGTCTGTGTATGTACCTTCCGATCTGATTATCTTGTCCAAAAGAGCAACCAGCTTATTGTATGAAGCCTGAACAGCAAGGTACTCATCGGAATTACCCAAGTCTGCATTATACGCATCGTTACCAAGTATATCGAAGTCTCTCTTGATTGAATCAAGTTCCCTTTCAAGCTGTCTCTTTTCCGAATCGGTGATTGTCTTGTCGCTTGTTATTGCATCTATTCTTTTATTTGCTTCATCAGTAGCAGCCCTACCATATGAATAAACAATGTTGGTAATCCTTTGGCGGTTAAGCTCAAAGGATTTACCAATCTTCTTATAGTCGGTTGCTACGAAAACATCACTTGGATTTTTGTTTACTTTTGTAATCATAACTCTTTACCTGTAATAACTTCGAACCACTCACTCGGGGCGAGTAGTCCTGTCCATCTCCAGCCAGTGAAGAACTCATCACCTACGAACCTTCCATCATCAAACAAAGTCCTGTATGTATTCTTTGTAAGAAGCTTCGGAGAACCTGAAAGTTCCATAGCATCCATAAGGAAATTCTTTGTGGCTGTTATAACTTTCTTCTTATTCTTATCAGAACCATCTTCAAGAACCTGTGCTGTCCTCTTGATGAAGTTGTATCCGGAGTTGATGATATCTGAATCAAGATATGAATAACCATTGATTGCCTTTGATATCTTGTCTCCGATAACAGGAACAACCGTGATTCCCTGTGACAGATAATCCTTCCACAAGTCTTCCCACCATTCCTTGTCTTCATCGTCATTATTATGGAAGAATTTTCCTTTCGCTATAAGAATCATCGAAGTTGATACTCCATACGCACACATTGTAGCAATGAACTGTGCAACATTCTTCTCTTTGATGGCTCCAAAACCTTTTTCACCTATCAATAGATTCCAGTTCTTATTCAACTGGTTTGTGAACATCAGAAGTCCTTTCCAAAGAGGATTTTTTGAATTATAAAGCAGAGGATTGTCCTTTGCTTGAGTTGAAGTGTTAATATTCAAACAAGCCTGTGTTGCACGTAACTTTGCCTGTTCATCTGAGAACCCTTGCGCAAGATAATACCTATAACCAGCCTCCCAAGTAACACACCTTGAGAACTGATCGAGTACTCTCATTCCTTTGAGTCCCCACTTTGCTATGTCCTGTCCGACTCCGATTGCTTTAAGGAACTTTGAATCTTCTACGGCTCTGTCTGCATATGAGAGGTTTGCATCTCTTATTGCCATAATCTGAGGTGAATTCTCATGAACGTACTTTATAAAGTCATTAATACCACCTTTCTCTGCTATGGTGCTGAAAGCATCTCTCATGTTCTTTGCACCGAACTCACTTGTTGCAAATGCAAGAACAGAAGGCTGTTGCAAAGCACTCGATACGGAGAAACCGAGATTCGCATATGCCATGTTATTCCTTAGTCTGCTCATAAAGGAATTCATGCTGTCTGCAATATCATCGAACACAGCACCGGATATTGCTCTCATGTTCTTGATAAGAGTATCTGATGCACGGCTACCAAATGTCTCGTCAATATGCTTTCTCATTCCACCGCCATCATTCTTCATTATGTCATTCCACATCTTGAAGAACTCTGCACCTGCTATGAACCATTCCTGGCTGTCTGCTATGCTGTTGTAGTCAGTTACATATGATAGCTTAATCGCATTGTCTCCTCCGAGCTTCAACTGCATATCTGCTCTTTCTTTCTGAGTAAGCTTCTTTCCTTTCTCATGCGGAATACCGTTTATATCGAAGTTGTACCCGACCATCAGATCTGTGTCCCTATCAACACTCCTTGCTGGCGAGTAATACTCATACCTTGTCAGAGCAATATCGTAGATGTCATTGGCCACTCTCTTGAAGTCATCCCATGACAGCTCATATGCTTTCTGATATGTGTCTGCAATCTCCTTGTATTTGTTGAACTTTCCGTCAGGATTCTCGAACTGGTTTACAATATAAGCAACAGCAAGAGGATTGATATTGTTTCCATTTCTACTGAGGATATGGGCCAAGTCCTCGTCCTGTTTTGCGTGTTCATAGATTGCCATTACTTCTTCAAGAGTGAGAGTTGAATCAGCGTAGTTTTTGTCAAACTGTACTTCCGGCTCTTTCTTCTCTGTCTCAAAGAGCATATTGGAATCATCTGATTCTTCCTGTATCCCGAGGTAATTTCTGAATGTCTGCTGATTCATCAACCACGAAGGAATCTCATTGAAATCAACCATCCTTATCTCTACATTCTTCTGAGTTTCTTTAAGGAACTTCTCTACTTCTTTCTTGTCTCCGAGAATCCTTATAAGCTCGTTGGTAACGAAGTCTCTTCTTCTCTGCCTGCGAATAATATAATCATCCGTGACTTGGTTGATTCCCTTTGTATTTGTCTCAGTATTTCCAAAGTAGAAGAAGTCTCTGAACTTCTTAGACATCGAACCCATGAGATTAAACATTGATGTAAACGAGTTAAATATGAAGTTGTTGTTCGGATTAAGACCTTTCCTTGTGTTGTAACCCATCTTCTTCTTGGCATCTCTTACAGCCTTAGTACCACCGTGGGTAGTATCAAGTTTCTTCTGATAGAAAGCCTTCTCCGCTTCTTCCTGAGTGTCATACTCACCATTTAGCCATGCAGTTTTTGCATCCTGTTTCTCTTTCTTAGTGAGAGTCATAGCACCCATTTCATCTCTTGATTCACTTGAGATAAACTGTACATCGGCCTTCATTTTATTTTCTCTTTCTTCCTTGGCGAATCTTGAGTTGTATTTGTCGGCCTCGATTGCAGAGTACATGGCCTTGTAATCAGCAAGCTTCAGATCGGAGAATCCTTTAATAAGCGTATTGCCTTTCATCAACCCCTTGTCCTGAAGGAACTGAGCGATATTGGCTATTGAGTTCATTGTCTCTGAGTCAAACTTTGTCGATATGAACTGTCCATCAACTTCACTTCTGAAGAAAGCCTTCGCAAAGAAAGCGAGTGCTTTGTCCTGAGTGGCATCACCTCCCTTGGATTCAAGGAGTTTTCTCCACTTTCTTCTTGAGTTGGAGATAAGATTTCTCTCTCTAAGTTCTCTCATCTCGTTGTTTCTGTTCCAAAGTGCTCTCTGTGCTCTTTCCTTTCTCTTGATTGCATCTTCAAGGGCATTGAGCACTTCAGCAAAGTTGATATCCAACTGCTTAATGACAGCCTCATCAAGAAGTTTCTCATTAAGGAGTTTATCATTCTTCTTTTCAAGCTTTTCATTCTTCTTCGAATACTGGTCTGCAAGTTTCCATGCTTCTCTGAGTTCTCTTTTGGCTGCTTTGTACTTCTTCTTTATATCATCATCTTCCATTCTGAGGTCATTGAACTTGTCAATCATGTTCTCAAGCTTGGTCTTGATTTTATCGAAGTTCTCCTTGTTCTTTTCGGAGAGCTGTAAACCTCTGTATTTATCGGCCAGCTCTGAGAGTTTCTTGGAATACTTCTCTGCATCCCTTGCGTGTCTTCTGTTCTCTATCTCAAGAGAAGCCAAATCCTTTTTATATACTTTAATCTCTTCCTTAAGCTCAGAGAGTCTTGCTTCATACTTTGAAAGAATATTCTGATTTGTTTCGGCAAGCTTTACGTTATCTTCTGAAATCTTACCGCCTTTCTCCTTAATAGCCTGTGCGAGTCCGACAATCGTATTGTACTCTTCCGGCTTTATACCAAGAGACTTTGCTGTTTCCTGAAGTTCATCGAGCATTGCCATGACATTGGCTCTGAGGAGAGTAGCCTCGTTATCGAGTTTTTCGTACTCTTCTTCGGCCTGTCTTGCCTGCTCTCTGTATTGCTCTGCTTCTTTCCTAGCCTTGTTTACATCCCTCTCGGTTACGTTTGTGAAGTCGAGTTCAACATCTTCAACAGCTTTGCCATCGGTATTTTTAAGAGGTGCATATGTCTGATCAATCTCCATAAGCTCTCTTGCATTAGCCTCGATTTCCCTGATTGCACCTTCATAATAAGCCTCGCCTACACGGGTGTATCTGAAATTCTCATTTTTCTTTGATGTCTGATATACCATGTCTAGGAATCTGTACTTCTTAGAGGCTTCTGTTCCATCAGAATATCTCATTCTGTCATTGAACTCTTTTCTGTCAAACATTCTTCTAGAAAGCTCTTGGATTTCTTTATCGTTCCATCTGCCGTTTCTTCCAGTGAATTTATTAACCCAGTTGTTAATCTTTTCCTGTTCGCTTGTATTCATATCCCAAGCAAGAAGTCTGATAAGAACCTTCGGCACATCATGTCCTTCAAATACCTCAACATCTTTCTTCGTTCTTGACCTGTTCTCAGACTTGATTCTCTCCTTTGCATTTGCTACGAAAATCTCAGCTATCTTGTTCCAATCATCATCTGTTATGTCTTTTGTAGAGAACTTTTCTCCCTTAACTTCGGCTATTATCCTTCTCAATAGGAATGTCATCCAGTTAAGAGAGCCATCCGAAACAGTCCTGAGGGCTGTCTTTTCTGCATCAACCCACTCGGATTCTGTTCTGTACTTGTCGAGCGTATAGAACGGAACCATCTCTCCGTTCCTCATTTCTTCATTGAAGCTGTTTACCTCATATTCACGCTTGTATCTGAATCTGTTGTCATCAAGAGAGAAGTTGCCATTATTGTCTGTAGATTTGATTTGGTTTGGTTGCAGAGCAATATACCAGCCCTTGTACGGAACAGTAAAACCATCAATGCCAGTAGTCTCAGTAAATACTCTATTAACTCTTTCAAGCCATCTGTCTATCAGCCTCTTTCCTCTTTCTGTTAAGTAGATGTGACTTGCAAAACCAGTTGCACTCTTTAATATGTCGCTCGGAGTATTTCTTCTGTCTATGAAATCGTCTACTCTTTCAAGCCATTCATTCATGCCCTCTAACCCAAAGTCAAACATATTTGAGTTTATCTCAGCCATTACCTTTAATGCTGGCTTTGTGTGTTTGTTATATTCCTTAATGAAAAGTGCCTTTTTCTCAGAATCAAGTGCCTTATTTGTTCCGACATCGTATGGATTTCTTATATTAAGGAATGAAGCAACATATTCTTCTCCATATGATGTACTATCCTCACTTTCCATAAAATACAATCCATTCACATAATAATTGCCTGTGCCAATCCTAAACTCGTCAAACGATGAATCAGTAGTATGATGATACACTATTAACGGCTCGACATTATCGTCTACAATCTTCGATGCGTTCTCAGGGGCGTTCTCCCAGTCTCCGAACCATTTCTTGAAGTTCTCTGTCCTTACAAGAGCATAGAGATATTCACCGTTATCATAGTTGTTGAAGTTGCTGACCTTGCCATTCGGTGCAAGCAACTCTCCATTCTCGTTCTTATATAGCTCTGGGTTATTCCTGATGTCATCAAGAACAGAATCAACCTGCGAGGCTTCTTCTCTCTTGAATCTTTCTCCTTCGTGAGCCGCCCACCATTCTTCACCCTGTCTTTCAAGTTCAGAAGTATCGTCATAGTAATCGTAAGATTCTTCTTCTGTTGATTCTTCAGAAACGCTATCTGAGATATCTTCTTCATCCTCAAGAACACCGAACATCCTGTCATAGAAGTCCTGCTGTTCCGGAGAGAGCTTGTTCTTGAACTGATCCCAAAAAGCTTTTACTGCGTTTAAAACTTTCCTGAAGAGTCCTTCCATTTCCTTGTTCTGAGCTACACCAGTATTGATATAGTTCTCTAGACCAACAGCGAAAGCCTCATGTGTAGCATCACCTATTCTCCACTCTTCATCAGGTCTGTGAATGTATGAGCCGTCTTTGTTCTCTCCAGTTCTGTTGTCCTTCTCAAGCTCTTTTGCAAATGCCTTTTTAAAGTATTCATCTGAGATGAATTTATCTGCACAGAGCGAAAGAGCCATATGCCCGACTTCGTGGATACCTGTTGTCTGGTCTGCTATATCTGTAAGAGAAATGTGGAAAACAGCATTATCCCTGTTTGGAACATCTGAGATATCTTTATAGTGCTTCTCGTTTTCACCATCAGTCCAATATGAGTAACCGTAATCCTTGATGTATTTCTTTCTTGTTCCGCTTGCTATCTCAGAGTCTATTACGATGTGGTCTTTAGCCCATTCTGCATCATAGCCTGCAATCGGCATAAAGCGTGAAATCATAGCGGCTGTTCCATATTTCAGGCCATCAATATCTTCATCTGTATTTACTTTGCCTAAAAGTTTCTCTCCGAGTTCATTGAATACAGGAGTATATTTATCAACCCACTGAGACATATACTCTGCGTTCTTATCTGCATCACTTACTCCGAGCCTTGTGAATTCTTTCTTCAAATCCTCTTTGAATGTGGCACTGTCTATGCCTATCTTCTTCCCGATATCAGACTTCATGGCGTCATAGAGAGTTCTCCATGTGACTTCTTTTGAACCTTCACCGATGCTTGATGTGATTGTGTACTGCTTATCATTGGAGTCGATTGTTACGAAACCTTTACCCTGATAGATTCCGGAGTAGTCATCACCGAGCTGTTTCATGACATCCAAAATGGTTTTGTCTATATCCTGATAATTAACCTGAATCTCTCCATTCTCAGATACATAGATCGGGTTCTTGCCTTTTTCAAGCTTTCCGACAAGAGCCTCTGCGTCTGCTTTTGATGCTTTTTCCTTAGTTGATTCCTTCTGTTCCTGTATATCAATGTACATACCGAACTTTGAGTTCTTCTTCATATAGGCAGCCTTGCTCATTTCCTCTGCATTTACAGGAGTGAATATGCCGTTTATATTCGCCAGCTTGACAGAATCAACCTTGCCGACAATCTCCTTTCCGTTTTTTGTCTCTACAGGAGGCTTGTATGCTTTTGTGTTGTCATTTATGAGAACATTATTAGAGTCTACGAAAATAGAGTTGCTTCCGTGGTTCTGAAGCTTGTTTGTCTGAATAGCCTGCATCAACTGTCCAGCTTCGAATTTCCAATGCCCGACACCGCCTCCAACATATTGCGGAGCGATATTGGATATTGTGTCTACTACACTACCTGATAGTCCAAGAAGAAGCTGTCCTCTTGCTGTTGATTTCACTGTCTCCCAAATGTTGTCTGCAAGTTCCTGAGGCGTGTATGTGAATTCTTCTGTAAACGATTTTCCAGTGTTCTGATTCTGCCATTCAGAAGCGAGGTTCATTACATACATCGAGACGAATTCCTGAGCACCTTCTGTAAGAGGCTCGAACACCATATTCCCAGCGAATTCCTTTGCAAGATGCCCTGCGAATCCTTTAACTGTTGTCTTGCCTATCTGCTTCTCTATCTGTCTGGCTGTGAGTTTTGCGATCTGCTCCTTTCCTACAGCTTTCTTCAGACGTCTGAGATTGAATATTGATTCAACAGTCTTTGCTTCAGCAACGTTTCCTGCAATTTCAAGTGTTCCGTTTATAAGTCCAACAGCGATTGATCCGTCCTGCTGAGTACTGAAGTCAGCACCAGCTCTTGCGAGTTCAACAGAAGTCGACCCAGCCTCCATAACTCCAGCAAGCACTCCACCAACTGTTCTTCCAGCCACGAACAGCATAGGGTTTCCAGTTATCAAGGAAAGTGTTCCACCAAGAACTTCAGGCACAATGGATGCAAGTTCGGACGGTACGAAATCTGCCGCTGAAAGAACAACCTTGTCTATAAACGAGTCAAAGTCCTTGTTGTAATAATCAGTCCTTTTCAGACCACTCATCTTTGCGTTTATCATCGCAAGCTGGTCTTTGTGTCTCTGTTCCACAATCTCTGGATCGCCTGAATCATTACCATACTTGAACATATAAGCAAGGTTTTGGAAACCGACACCGAGTCCGGCAATTCCTTCGCTAACTTTATCCTTTGCAAGCTCAAGAACGTTAGTACAGGACATATCATCGCCTGTGAATGTCTTTACAATATCTTTTGCGTTCTTCTTGGCTACATCTTCAGGAATGTTTGGAAACACGTTGTGTAGCATGGAACCAACGACATCACTTGAGAGCGCTTCACGAGGGTCATCCTCGTTCCTGTATAGATAATTGATGTTGTCATACATATATTTCGACGCTCTGTATGCATACGCCCAGTTCCTCTCCTGAGGCGCTTTTATATTCATTGTGCTGAGAAATGAGTTCTTAACCGCCGCAGCTCTCTGCTGATTCAGATATTCATATCGCCCTCTTGTGTCTGTCGGAGAGGTTTTATTCTCATTCGGATCATATGCAATCTTTGCCTTTATTTCCTGATTGTTGCTTTTAATAATTGTCTCCATATAAACCTCGCCTATCAATTTTCACAACATCATCTATTCTTCCGTCTCTTCTTAGGTCGAACTTCATATCAGGAAGTTTCCATGAACCTGTGCTTGAGAATTCCTTGCTTTCCAACTTCTTCTTGTTTTCGTAGTACTGCTTGTATTCATCTGTACTTGTTATGATTCTGTTTGCATATGCTTCATAGACCTTATAATTGATGTCGTCTATCAGATTCGGCTTCATCTCTTTCTCTACTCTCTCAAAGAACGAACCAAGGTCTTTTGTATTCACGTAAGAATCAACATAAGTAGCATAAGGGTTTTCGGACATGAACATCTCGATTGCATTTCTTGCCTTCGATTCGTCTCCATCTTTCTCGAAGTCCTCTCGTATCTTATTGAACTCTCCATAGCTCAGATCGACATAATGGATTACTGAATTTAGTATTTCCCTGTACTGCTGGTCATTCTCATATGCATCGTCCAATGCTCTCTGACAAGCTTTCTTAAGGTTCTTTCTTGCCGGTTCATAATCAAAGTCTCCATTCTTCTCTTCTCCAAGAAAGTCTGTACTTATAAACTCATTTCCATCGAGACTTACAATGTACTTTCCATCAGTTGTTATGTTCATTCCTTTGTCTGTCGGTACGGTTTTCTTGGTACTGTCCTGTCTTGTAGGAACTCCGATAGTGTTTGCATATGCGTTATTGTACATATCTGCCCTGTTCCACATATCTCCTGCGATATCGAGAATCAGCTTTATGTCACCATCGTTCAATTTGTAGTTGTTGAGAATATCATTGAACTGTTTTGCGAAATCCGGAGAATCAGCTTGAATCTCATCGTAGATTCCTACTGCGTGCAATGATTCGACAAGAAGCCTGTTTCTTTTGTTCGATTCATCAAGTTTGTTTAGGTTCTTGAAGAAAGCTAGCTGACCGTCAAAGTCCATAGAAGGAGAGTTAATGTACGAATCGACCATAGCAGGTGCAACAGAAAGCTTTTCCCCAAGGTTTCCCATTCTCTCTTTCGAGTCATTAAGCTCTTTGTCGAACGAACTGTTGAAATTAGAATCACCTTTGTTCACTGAATATGTATACTTGGTGCTTGAGCTTGAAGAATATTCCTTCAAACCATCATCAAGCTTTGTAGCCATAACACTTGACAGTTCTGCTGATGCTTTCTTCATAGCTTGGTCAATAGTGTTCATATCATAGTCTTTCACATTGTAAAGAACCTGCGACAGTACACGGAAAACCTGATATTCACCAGCCACATCCTTGAACTCGTTCATTGTTGACGTAATAAGTCCCTGGACGTATGGAGCATCTGTTGCTTTCTTTATAAGATTCTCGAATTTCTCACCGCAGAATTCGTCTGTATCTTTAACAGACACATCTTGGTCTGCTTTTATTACGTTCTGTGCGAACATGTAGTCCCACTCTCCGCTGAGAACCTTGTCGTAATATGACTGTAGCTTTCCTACAGCGCTGTTTTTTGTTTTTACATATTCGATTCCGTTGTGTGTGTATATCTCTTTGTTAACTAGGTCAGATGCTTCCTTGCTTAATGTTTCAAATGTCTTCTCCTTCTCATACTGCTTGTCTTTCTGCCAAATATCTGAAGATGTAAACTTTGTTGACTTCTCATTGTATGAGTCTTTGAAATTCTGTTTTACTGCATCATATACCTCGTTTCTGAAAACATTCTTCAGAACATCTGTATATGATGTTGCTCCCTGATATCCAACTTCTGCGAGATATACAGCTCTCTTTTGAATCATCATTGTACGTAGTGCGGAATCATAATCCAAGCCATTCTGCTCGCATTTGCTTTTCAACTGTTTCTTCTCTATGTCGGTAATAATAGGAGACTGTAACCCGAGACTTTCAAATGCACTTGCAAACTGATATTCCAATCCATTGAGCACTTCATTAGAATATTCGCCTGTTCCAGTCTCTGCACTGCATACAAGCGTATTCAGATCTGGGTCTATATAGAACAGATTGAGATTTCTGAGAGCTTTTGAGAAAACATCCTCCAAGTTCCTTACTTCTGTGTTTATCTCGCCTAGAAGAGCCTGTCTTGCCTTCTCCTGTTCTACGCCAGCCTCTGATGGGAATTCATGCTGCAATGTTGAATCTGCAAACGTGACGTTCCCTTTCATGTCCTGATAACCGAACTTTGCTGGCACAAACCACTGTCCTGTCTTCTGGTCATAGTCGAGATACTTTACAGCTTCCCTGTCGTTTTTGTGTGCAAGAAGGAAGTCATCAATTGTAACTGCACCGTCACCTGAGAAATCAACAGGATTCATGGCCCAGTCATCTGCTATCTTTATATGCCTGTTTGTTGTTGCGATACCATCAATAGTGTTCCAAAGAGACGGTTCTATCTTTGAGTGGTCAACAACCTTCTCATTCTCTGCGTCATAGACTATGAGTCCTTTCTGAGCGAGTGAACTATACATTGAATCAGGCATCTCACCGCCCTTTCTGTTCTTAGTCAACGACCAGTAATCATCCATCCCGAAGGCAATGGTATTCTGGGATGTCGCATATACAGTATTATAGAAGCTGTCAACCTTACCATCAATGAACTTCGCAAGCTCTTCGCTTTCCTCATAGTCGAATTCCCTTCCGGAGAATCCACTTCTTAAATAAGGCTTGGAATTTCCTTCTCTATACATGTACTTAATCTCGGTTTTCAGTTCTTCAGGTGTATAATATTTCTTCTGACCATCATCTAGAATCCTACCGTTCATTCCCCAGTCATTGATAAGCCCAAGTGCATCCTCATGGATAAGCTTCATCTCTATCTGCTCAAGTTGTGAATCCACAAGAGCCTTTGCGCTTGTCTGGTCTGTCATTCCACAATAAGAGTGATAAACAATATTGAGAAGTTTGTTGAATCTCTTTTCCTCGTCAGACAGTTCTTCGCTATCGGCATCATACGGATTAGGCAGATCTATTTTCTTCCTGACAACTGTAAGGCCGTTCTCTCCATACTCTGTTGAATAGACATAATTCCTGTCGTACTGGTTAAGGTCATCGCCTTTGGAAGTTGCCTTGATCGCTTTATCTACAGTATCCTCAATAGTCATCTTGTTCATTGAGTCTGTCTTTTGTATCAACTGTTTGTCGAAATCAGCTCTAACCTCATCTCTGATTCCTGAAAGGGCCTCTTTCAGATAACCTTTCGCAAGTCCTCCTTCCTGTTCCACACGCTCGTTTATCGTGTTCTCAACCCAGTCAGAGTAATCCTTGCTTGCATTAGGATTGTCCACATTCAGAAAGTCTTTCTGCTTGAGAGTGAGTTCTTGCTTCATGTCATACTGCATGTTGTTTGCTTTCGACTGTGCGTATGCACTCATACCGTTGTCAACGATATTACCCAACTGAGAAGCCATGTTTCCTATCTGCTGACCTTTTCTCTGTGCGTTCTGAGCCTGTACATTCGCAAGACTCAGGCTGTTGTTGAGTCCCTGTTTTATGGATTCGTACATACTGTCTCCTTATCTTCCCAAAGATGCCTGAATTCTTTCTTTGTCGTTTTCAGATGATTCTGAATAATTCTTCTTGAACTGTCTTTCGTATTCCTGTGCTTCGCTTATACTGTAGTTGGCACTTCTCTCTCCAGCCCTTCCAGTCCTACCAACCGAGTTGAATGAAGCTACTGCGTTATTCAAAGCTCCGGATATCATTCTCTGTTCTGCGTTTCTGTATGAAAAGGCCGTTGATGAGGCATTTAACTGTGAGTTCATCAGATTGTATCTCAATGAACCGATAATTGCTCCGATCTGTGCAGTTCTCTGTATCTGCACCAAGTCTCTTGAAAGCCTTGCAAGATTCGCATTGTTGGAAGTAGTGCCACCCCTGACTCCGCTAGTAGCCTGAGATGCTTCCGCACTTCCTATATTCTCAGCACCCTGTATCATTTCGCTTCTGTTCTGAGCGTTGTTCTCTACCAACTGACCCTGTGCATTGAATATCATCGAACTCTGCTGAATGGCCGTGCTCCCGAACATGGTTTTAAGCTCATTTTCATATCCTTTGAGATTTAATCCCATTTCGGTATCACCGTTGTAAAGAGCCTGAACCATAGTATCCAACAGAGACTGATTGGCTTTTATATCCTCCAACTGAAGCTGTGCGTATATATTGTTGAACAAATCCTGATTGGACATTGTTAATGAATCAAACATTCCGTTCTCTTCAGAAACAGTACCAACCCCGATATTCTCGAAAGTGTTCACGTTTCCAGTGAGCATTGAATACGCATCAGATGTCATTCCACTCTTTGCAAGATAATAGTTGTACATAGTATCAACAAAAGCAGAGCCATAAGTACCCCTCAATGAATCCATTGAGGAACTTATCTGATCCATCGTATTCAGAATTGTTGTGTCTCTCTCTGTGAGGCTTTCCATGTACCCAGTTATTTCCTGAGCCATGTTTGTATATCTCTGTGCCTCTTCTCTTTCCTTGTCACCATTAGATAGGCCGATTAAGCCACCCAACAATGATGCTATTCCACCTACAACAACACCTCCGACACCTGGGATTATTCCACCTAGAATCGTTCCAGCTCCTGTCATTACCCCCTGCATGATAGAAGAAGTCTTATCTTTTGCAGCGGCATCTGTAACCTTATCGGAAGCAAGCGTAGTTAGGTTTGTTGCAATCTGTCTGTACTTCGAGGATTTCGACTTGTTGGCCGTGGCTGTTGTTGTCTTGGTACTCGATGTTCCTATATTTAGTTTGTTTTTGATATTGTTGTTAACTGTAAGACCACTATACATTCTTGTTCAACCTCAGTTCATATGCCATAGCTAAGAGTGTCATAGGCTCGTTCTTGTAAGATTCGACAGTAATCATCAGATCCCTTGTTGTTCCTCCGTTCACATTCACCGCATGGTCGGCGAGTCCACCTATATACGTATTCGTCTTGTCACAGCAGACAGGTGAACGTGTAACAGTCTTGTCTTTCTCGTTTGTTCCGTAATAGGTAACGATATGCCCTGTATCCAAGCATCTGAATATCATCTTCGAGACGTTCTTGGATTCGCCGATTGTCACACTTCCGTCCTGAGTAATTGTGTCGAAAGGATTGGCAGTCATCCTAGAAACGTATTGAATCAGGTTATTCACCAAGCCATATTCGTACAGACCTTCAGACTTGGGATTAGACGATGGAGTAGCCTCAGAATATGTATTTCCTTCTTTCTCATAATAAGTTTTTCCCTGAGCAATCGAAGTATCAGAAGTGAGGAAATAACCATACCCGCAGTCAGAGAAGTCATTCGTCTCACTTGTATCGAAGTAAGCTATGTACTCACCATCATCGCTGTCCATCAGAACAACGAGAATGGGGCTAGAATCGTTTTCCAAAGCACAGAGAGATATCGGCTTGTCCTTAGAGAAAGTCCATCTAGAGAAAGCCTGTACTCCGTTGGTGCGGTCTGAGCACAGAGCAACCAAGTCGCCATCTTCCTTTAGAGCATAAATCATCGGCTCAGGTGCAGAGATGCCGATGAGTTCCCTTACTGTTCCGTTCATTATGTCAGGATTGGTAAGCGTCAGCTCTACGTTCTGATATCCGTAGTAGTCGCTGTACATAAGTCTCAGCTTGTTTCCGGTCTGAAGATATATGACATCAGTTCCGAGATTGGCAGTATGTCCGTTTGAAGAACCGAAAGAAGAGTATTTCGTAGACTCCATTTCTAGAGCGTTGATATTAGTCTTAAGTCTCCACTCAGCGTTTTCAGTGCCTATCATTATGTAGTCACCGAGGCAAATCCAAGATATCCTGTCATTCTTTCCCGAAGAAAGCTGGAACTCTATTGAGGTTGATGCTGTTGCTACCTTATCCACCTCTGTTCTTTCTTCATAGAGATTGGATTCAACTTCCATGTTGAACTGGTAATAAGGAATCGCAGAGACTATCACACTCCCATCCTCAAGAATGGATTCTACCATTCCGTTTGATGTGTATTTGGTTTTCAATGTTTTAGAGTTTGAGATTTTTACAAACTCATATCCGTATTCGTAGATATCAACTCCGTCCTTGAAGTCTACAGTCTTCTCATAATAGGAGTGTATATCAGCAAGAGAAGGATTTGAAACGTATGACGAGTTGTTCTGAGATGAGTAATAAGCCGTTTTTGAGTTTATATAATTGTCTGTTGTTAAAGTATAAACGTGCTTCAGCCCACCGTCACCACTATCTGAAGCTGTTGCAAGAGTATAACCGCCGTTTCCATTCGAGACATAGTACTGAGCTGTAGAGTATACTCTTGTAGATGTGTTGTAGAGAAGCTTGGATGTGTCTGCATGTTCATCCTCTGTCTTGTGGTAGACCTTTCTCCTTTCTATATAGTCCTCCGATGTTGATTCGGAAGTGGTGATTTTCTTCAGCTTCTTGATTATGCTTACATCGTCTGTTGTTTCCTCATAGTTGATTACGATAAGCTCATTGGCGGAATTAGCCTGATAAAGTCCGTTTACGTAATAGCCTTTTCTCCACGAATCGAGGTCTTTTTTGGTATTTATACTTCCCTCTACTGGAGGAAACCACAGTTTCTGAGATGTATATACTCCTTCGTAAAGCTTATCGCCACCAGCATCGTATGTAATCTTAATCGGAAGGTCTTCCTCTTCCTTCATAAGAGTGTTTGTAGTGGAAACAAGCTCGAACTGCACGAAGTCCAAGATGGTATCATTAGATCTTTTCGGGTAAATAACCTGGCTTGTTCCATAAGGTCTCGATGCATAAACAGTACATGGGTTTCCATTTACTGTGAGAAACATCCTTTCTGCGATTATCGCAATATCAGATGCAAACTCATAAACACCGAGGTTGTTCAATCTGTTCAGATAACAGTCGGGAAAGTCATCCTCTCCGTAAACAAGTCCCGAATCATCAATCAGATTTGAGAATCCGAACTCATAAGTGAATGTTGTAGGAGTGTTCCCCTGTGAGTTTACAATATTGAACATCGAAGTATCTGTCAGGTCATACTGTATGTATTTGCTTATAGTCTCGTCAGGAGTGAAGACTATGGTAGAACCCACCTGCTTTGCTGTGAATCCTGTATACACCTCATCTATGAATTTCTTGATGATGTTGTTTATGTCCGAAGTAGAGACAATGCTTAAAGAATGAACCTCACCATTGAATGTGAAACTTATTGCTTCGTTCCCAGCAATACCCAAAGAAAGAGCAAGCGTTATTGCTCTAGGATTCCTTGCATCCTGATTCACAACAACCTGTGGGAGAGAAACAACAAAACCTGACGAATATCTGATTCTCATCAATGGAAAGGACGGATGCACGAAGTAGATGTCATTGTAATACTGTGCGAACCTTATATCCTTGCACTGTGCCTTTGAGATTGTTGCCCAAGAATGTGCTGACTCAGTATGTGTAGGAAGTCCATAAGAGGTAATTGTGTTGTTTGTATAATCGTAGATTCCAAGCTTGGCAGCTCCGAAAAGAACTGCATATATTTTGGTTCTATCTACGATGAACGGGATTATCCTAGAATATCCTTCAGCTTCCAGCCTCTTTTTCAAAGGCGGTCTTCTTGAAATACCACCCTGTCTGTGGACTTTCATATTGATGAGGCTCTTGCATGAGTTTCCGTAGATGTCTGAATCAAGTCTTCCGGTCAATATGTCAGAGACTTCTCCATACATCCAGTTGTTCACAAGTCTTCTCATTTCCTGTGGCCTCCGAATCCCCAGTAAGCAGTGTTCTTGTTTATGTAGTGATCCTGTGCGGGATTCTGAAGCTTGAAGTTCATGTCATCTCTCTGCTTCAGAACTGTGAATGTCTGCTGTAGCATATTTGATGCCCTTGCCATAGCAGTACCCTCAGGGTCGAGGTGCTGTGCTATGTCTATCGCACACTTGTATGCGACCAAGTAACCGAAATCTACAGGAAGATTCTTCAAATCGTTTGAGAGGTAATCAACAGAGCATCCGAGGAAGTTGCAGTAGACTTCATTGCCTTTTACTGCAAATCCGATTCTTGTGTCTCCGTTGATGTACTTCATCTTCAGGAAGTCATTCGGGAGTCTGTATCCGTATCTGAAATCCTTGTACTTCGTGTATTTTGTCTCACCGTCCTCTTCTTCCGAGTTGGTTGTATCTTCTTCTTCATACTCGACTGTCTTGATTAGAAATGACCAGTCTGACATAGACGCACAAAACACTTTCGCATTGGAAAGTGCCTGTCTGAAAAGAATGACCTCTTTTTCAGTTGAATCATTCGTGATGCTTCTCGTTATATCGAAAAAAGAGAGGGACACGTTCATCACGCCCTGCTCGTTGAGCATACCCCCCTCCACAACTTCATTGTTCAGGAACGCATAATCGGTGTTCGTGGTGTTCATGTACCCTCCATAAAAAGAAGGGAACGGATGGCTGGGTTATAACATATCAGTCTGTTGGATTTTTGTTTTGCCACCCGTTCCCGATGAATCAGAGATTCGGGTTGAAATGGATCAGGAGCTTGCCTGCTGTCATCGTTGTACTTGATGCATTGGGCATCGAAATCTCAAGCCAAGCATATCTCTTGAGAGTGCTGGGCATTGTAATCTCGAAAAGATCCTGATTTGCTACGAAATCAACAGGCTTCACATAGAATGTGCAGTCGGGGACAACACCCTTTGTTGTATTCTCGCTGGACTCTGTGGGAGCAGTTGAAGAAGAGCAAAGGTCAATCTTGACATAGTGATTGTCTGCTGACGGAGCGACACCGCTTGTTCCTGCAACGAAACCACTTGAAGTGATTGTCTGAGTTGTAAGAGAAGCTGTGCAAGCGAAGTTCGTGCTGTTGACTGTTACGTTTGCTGCAGGGACTTTTGCTGTCAGAGTGACAACACCAGAAGAAGAGGAAACATCCCATTTCTTGAGGTTGCCAAGAGCGTTCTTTACTGCTGTTGCCGACTCGGTTGCTGTGTTTCCATTTGCGATAGTAACCTCTACCTCATCCTCACCATAAGGCTGGAGTGTTACTGTACCAGCCGCACCAGCCGTTCCTGAGAAGGTGAGTGTGACTGTCTGCTTTGTTCCCATCGGTGCAATCTGCTCAAGGCACTTAATCTTGAGGAGAGCCTTCTTCGAGAACATCTGCTTGTCGGCCTTGAGGTCAATCGGAGCTGTCTTGCCTGATGCATTGGCTGTCGAAAGGTAATTCTGCAGTCCGTATGCATCTCCGGCGAAGAAGACTGTCGAGCTTGAAGCGAAAGTCTTGTTCATTCCGAGTGGGCCGAATCCGAAAGTGTACTGCTGCTTATAATCTGTGTAGCTCATTCAGTACCTCCTATTATACTGTTCCGGTCAGTGTGACCCTGTCTTCCTTCATGCTCATCATGAACTCAGGAGTAAGAGCGACACCATCGTTGAGAATGAACGGCGTACCAACCAGTCCGTGTCTCTGTCCGATCTGGTTGAGCTGTGCATCGTTGTACATAACATGAACCTGTCCATCGAGGTATCTTGCAATTCTCATCTTTCTGATAAGAGCCTCAGGACAGTAGTACTTGACCGAGCCTGTGAATCCCTTGTGAGCCATAACTTCCTCGATGAAAGCCATGTTCTCGACAACTCTCTTGTACTCAGCCTTCATCTGATTCTCGTTACCCTCATCGAAATAGATGTTGGCAAGTCTGATAAGACCGAATCTGTCATGTACGTTGACTCCTGAATACTTGTTGAATGAGACATAGCCCTCTTTGTAGAGTCTCTTCTCAGAACCAACTGCATCCTTCGGTGTGTACAGGACTGTTGCAGGCTCATAAACCTCAGTCTCGATTCCCATGCTCATTGAATTCTTCGGATAGAGCTTGGAAATCTGATCCATTCCCCAAACAACAGCGTAGATGGATGAGAACTTCTTGTTTTCATAGGCAGAAGCGTTTGTATCCTTGGCTCTGTTGTCGATTGCGAGGCAGAGGTCATCGACTCCCCATGCCTTGAACGGGTTCTTGTTGGCATAGAAATCATCCTCGAACTGTGCTCTGTCGGAAATCTTTCTTGTGTAGTAAGCGATACCCTTCCAAAGCTTCGGGTTGACTGCGGCTCTTGCCTCATCGGTAATGGCCTTTGAGTTTCCATAAACCGTAACGAAAGCATCTGTTCTGTTGATACCCTCGATTGTGTTGGAGATGTCCATTCTCTCACGCTCAACCACATCGGCAGAAAGGGCGTTCCTTCTCTGGATCGAGTTGTACTTGCAACCATCACCAATTCTTCCGATTTCGGTCGAGTACATGACCTCATGGCCATTCTCGCTATATGCGTCACCTTCATCAGATGCCAGTCCGACAGCCGTGTTCTTCATGTCATCTTCATCACGGTAACCTCTGTGTCTAGAATCCTCGGATGTCGGCATATATGTCGCATCCATGAGGATGTTGGATGTCCTCTCCATCTCCTTGACGATCTGCTGTGCAAACGCGCCATTATCATCATTCTGGAAGGAGTACTCGAGAGGGCTTCTTACGATTCTCTCAAATGGTTCTGCCATTTTTCATTTCTCCTATCTTTTTCCCGTCAGAAGGTCCATGAACGGGTCACCTGTACCATTGTCTTTATGGACTTCCTGTTTTCCTATGTCGAGGTTAGGGGAATCACCCAAGTTCTTCCCAACAATCCTTGCGAACTCGAAAACAATGGGGTTGTTCTTCAGCTTCAAGAATTCCTTCCTGTTCTTCTCGTCTGCAAAAATCTTCTCGACAGCCTGGCTGAAATCCTTGTCAGCCTGTTCGAAATCGGCTCCGTATTCGTCTTTTAGAGTTCCCTCGGTGTAATTCTTCGGAAGATGCTTTTTGAGAACGTCGTTAATCTTGTTTGCATCCTCCTGACTGACATCGGCATTTTTCAGCGCATCAGCCAAGTCGTTGAATTCCTCGGAAATACCTTCGTACTTCTCCGGAGCTTTCTTCTGCGGATTCACGATACTTTCCATGACATCCTTCATCGAACCGAACTTGGAGAGCTTTTCGTTTCCCCAATATTCCTTTCCGATTGATTTCTGCCATGACGGGTATTTCTCCGCATCCCAGTTCTTGTCTGCGGAAGACTCCGAAGTGTCTGAACCGTTGTCAGGCGGAACCACTACATCTTTGTCAGTCGTTTCCATTAACTGTTTTCTCCTATTTTGTTCTTCACATCCATGACGGGGATCTGAAGCATTTCGTGTATGGCCTTCCTGATCTTGTCCTCTTGGTTGAGTCCAATTTCAGTAAGCCTCTGTATCGCATAGTTCCTCAAAGGAACATCGGCTTCCGTTATCGGCTGAAAGAGCTTGCAGTCGAGCATAAGGTTGAAAATCTCTTTCTCTCCACGCTCATTTGCGTAGAATTCAGACATTTCCTCTATTCGCTCGACCTGCTCCTTGGTCAGCTTCTGTCTCTCAAGAATCAAACCTCATCCTCCGGCCCGACTTCAGGCTCTGCCACTGAATCGCAGACTTCCTTCTCTTCGCACTCTGCACAACAATCCTTCTCGTTCTGAATAAGGATTTCTTCGACAGTCGGTATCATCGAGATGTCGTAGTACATGACCTTCAAAGCATCTGCATCAAAGTTCTCAATAGCTCTCTTGAGAATAGAGAGAACATCTTCCTTTACATGTGCGTTGAATCCAGGCAGATTCGCGCTACAAGCACTTCCCATAATCATCCTCCATACTGGTTTGCACCGTTTGCATTGTTATAATTCGACGCTCCTGCGTTATTTCGGTTAATCTCGCTCTGTGTAAGTGAATTCTGAAGTTCCATCTGCTGCTGCTGCATCTGAGCTTGCATCTGTCTCTCCAGTTCAACCTTCACCTTGTCCTTGATTACTTTGTGGTCTACACCAAGTCCTGAAGCTATTCCTCTTGCCATCTCGTCAAAATCGTAATTCTGAAGTGCATCAGGACGCTGAAGGTTCATGAACACCAAACACTGCTCCAAAAGTGATATGTTCGCATCTCTGTTGGTATAAGCTCTCAGCTCCTGAGCCAAAGTGGACTCGATGAATATTCTTGTCTTTCCGTTTCCCTTCAGGATTTCGGATGCTCCTTCTGGAAGTCTTCCGTTCTCGCTCATAGTAAGGATGGTCAGAGTTACAAGACCCGCTATCCACTTTCCATATGATCCGAAATCAGAAGCCAAAAGTGAAAGCTGTTCGGCCTTGACAGCATTTACCTGAGTTGCGGTGTAGACCTTCTGCATATCCTGACGGGAGAGGTAGTTGAAGATATCGTTCCTGAACATCTTCTGAACAGCCTGCTCCTGCTTCTCCTGAACAGCGAAAGCGCCCTCGACGTTCTGAGTAAGCTGAATAGGCTGTGGTGCAAGCTCGGGAGAAGTCACTGCGTTCCTTGAGCCTGGGTCATCTGAGAATCCTTCCAATGAAGCCTGAACACCTGTATAGGCAGGGTGGTTCATCTTCTGAAGAGTAAGCATCGTCTCATATGAGAGTCCGTCAAGCTTATCAATGGAGACCATGTTTCTCATTACAGGCGAAGTTCCATAAGGATTATCACCATCTGTCATCCAACAGCCTACGTTCACAGGGAAATAATCGCTTCCAGATTCCTCGATTATCTCAGAAGGGCCGGTATTCGTTTCTGTTGTGCTTGCTCCATTGAGGTACATCCAAACAACTGCGAACTTCTTCTGCTTTGCGAAGACAGTTCTTCTTCTGTACATCTTGTTTCTCGGATAGATACACAACAGGAAGTCATACCACTGCTCGAAAGGATCTCCTCTCTCGATTATCTTCTTCATCCATTCGGGAAGTTTCTCCCCGAACATCTCATAAGCCTGAGCCACGTTCATCGTCTTCTTGTAGAAGAGGGTGTCGTACTCGCCGTACTGGTCGGTGTCCACCCAAAATTGCCAAGGTGTAAGTACCGTATAGACGCATCTACCTCTTTTGTCGTCGGCATTGGGGTCATTCCTGACAAGAACCGCCGCACAAGCACCTGTGTGCATATCCTTGGTGGCGAGTTCATTTGATTGATAGAAGTTGCTGGACGCCATTTCGTCCAAGACTGCGTTTCTGACTTCACCGATGAAATCGTTTGCTCCCGCGATATCATCCTGACTTGTCATGTCGTTGGCCTTGTACTGGATGCCCAACCAGTTGATGTTCGGGGATACAAGATTCCCGATGAAAAAGTTCTCGAAGTCCTCGATGGCATTGACGGAAACATCTGTCTGACGAACAATCTCAGGTACTGGAGAAGGAGAAAGTGACGCACTCTGCGTCCTATGGTTCGCAAGAGCCATAGCGTACCACCTTCTTTCCTCGTTCAGTTTGCGTACTTCCTGCAGAGTCCTGAATCTTCTTTCAAGATTTTTGACAAGCTCTCTCTTATCCATCGTGACCTCAATGTATAGTGTTCCCATTGAAACAGAAACACTACATCTAGTGTCATGATAGATGCAAGTTGTTCATATGTCAACACTAGCGTTTATTTATATGCTCTTGAGAACTGTGAAAAACCCTTGATGGGTTGGTAAATCCTATTCGAGTGGTAATCCAACGGGTCTGCTGTCTCCTTTTTCTTCTGTCTCGTGAACAGATCCAGTCCGACCATCTGGACTCCAACGTCCAAATCAACGCATCTGCACATCGCATCCAATCCGTCATCGTGCTCGGCAAACGGGTAATTCTTGTATTCCTCATCAAAGAAAGAAGCAAGCATGTCTTCGTTGTCGCCTTTCCAGTTCACATGGACAGCCGATTCAACGAATCTGTGTCTTCCCTGTTTCAAAGAAGGCTGCAAGGCACTTATCCTCAAGTCCTTGAACTTCAGGTTGTTTCCGCTTGCCGTCATTCCGTAATTCAATTTCGGCTTTCCCGAAGCCTCAAGGATGTCGAAGACATAACCTGTCTGATTCATCACATACTGATAGTGCTGGATGTCGCTCTGCATACTGACTCTTTCATAGAACACCGTCGGCCTCTTCCTTGAGTTGGTGAATCTCGAAACCATGTCGAAGAGAGCTTTCTGCTTTCCTTCAAGAGAGAGTTTGTCCCTTATCAGATCGGCCCATAGGAATGTCTTGTCATCACCTTTTCCGGAGACTCCGACGCACCACATGATGGTGTAGTCTGCATCATCCGATATTTTCTGAGCTGGGTCGCAGATTATGTACCAGTTCCACTTGTCCAGATCTATGCTCTTGAAGCTTATCCTTTCGGGAATCCAGTCCATGAGGAAATTGAAAGCGCTGTTCGCCTGAGGGTCGCAGTACATCTGAGTGGCGACTACGCTTCCGTGCATCCTCGATAGTTTCCATTTGAGAATCTTGTCCGAGTAAAGAACGGATTTGCCCTCGTCATCGACACATGGGAATCTTCTAAGCTTGACCGTTCCGTTCTTAAGGATGTGCTCGTATGTGTCGCCCAAAGCATAGCGTGTTCCTATCATCCTTATCCTCATGTTCGCAGTGGAACCGGTATTCAGGCTCATCTCGAACATCTGTGTCGTTTTGTCTATCTGCGCTCTTGTTGAAACCGATTCGGGAGTGACCGTGTCATCGTAGATCAAAAGATTGTAGTGGCCTCCTGTTTTCTGACCAGTCACCAAACCAGAACACTCGACCGTATGCTCCTTCGGGTTTCCGACCCTCTTCACTGTGAAACCTTCGTTTGCCCACTCCATTCTATGGGAGTTTCCCATAGAGTCTTTCCAAGATGAGACGTTTACGTTGGAGAACAGGATATCGGGGAAACAGGTGACCAAAGTATGGTTCTGCAAGGCACTGCGTATCTGAACCATCATCTTCTGAGCAGTTGATATGTTATATGAATAGATACATATGGTGATCTCGGGGTTCTTCAGTATCTCCTGAATGGTGAGGGCGTAGGTTATCATTGTGGTCTTGTAGTGGTCACGGGCATATATGTCCAGATACCCATCGGGGTTTCTCTGTATCTCCCTGCACCTCTCGAACAGGAAAGGTCTGTAGTATCTCCAAAGCCTGCCTCTCTTCGGGTCTTCTATAACATTGCCAACGTTGTCCTTTACTACTTCGTCACCTTCGCCTTTCTCGACTTCCTCTCCGTCTATGTTTATCGTATCCTTCTCCCACCATTCCTCATAGCAGATGTCCTTTCTCTCCAAGACATAGTAAAGAAGGAAGTAGATGTCGCTGCAGACCATCTTCCGGACGAATCCGACTTCCTCGCCGACTTCCTTCGCCTTCTTCCATGCTGACTCAACCTTCCGATGGTACTCTTTCTGTTTCCTTATCCTTTCTTCCCTTGTCATCAAGCTCTTCCCCCATTCCGACGACAGCCTTGAACACCTCGTCAACAAGATTGCCGAAGTTCCACGCATACAGCTCTGTGGCAAGCTCGGAGAACGCGAAACAGTTGTCGCGCTCCATCCACTGCATGATCCTCATGAACAGATGCCAGCACTCATGCGCTATGTGTCCTATATCCACGTATCTGAACGCCAACGAGAACTCACCCTTGTCGACATCCCACGATGTGACTGCGCCGCAGTTATCATGTCCCGTGTCAAAACCGGCATCGAGTATCACATCAATCGGAATATTCATGAACGTTATCGTTCTCTTCATAAGTCCATCATGTTGCCTCTTCCTGTCATCAGTCTGTAGAGAAGGACGATTGAAACACCTATCGCAAGTCCTATGATGTCGTACAGTATGTCCTTCCAGTCCCACCTGTTCCCAGGGGCTTTGGAATCTCCGTATTCCTTACCGAAAGACGCACCAAGAGATGCGCCTATGGCGAACGGAAGGTTCACCGCACCGAAAAGCGCTATCCCAAGATTCACAAGAAGGTGCTTCAAATAATCACTCATCGTTTCCCTCCGTCTCGTATCCAAGCTGTGTCGATGCGATAAGCTCATCCAGTCTCTTTGAAATCGCAACACCCCTCTGCTCGACAGGTATCTGCTTGTCCTGCATCTTCTTTATCATCAACAGCACTTTCGCGGCTTCGGTCTGATCCCTGAAAGACGGCTCCTCGATTATCGGGTCACCCTTCTTCGTGAACGCCGTCCTCTGCGTCCTCCCCATCATTATCAGGAACATCCTCTCCACTATCGCCGGCTCGTCTATCACTCCCTGCGCAGGCAGGGGAAGCGGCTTGTTCATGGCTATGTAGTCATGAACCAAAGGGTCTTTCAGCATCCTCCTTCCCAAGGAATCGGCCAGCATCCTCTCTTTCTTCGAGGTCTTGTCGCACCCCTGTTTGAACCCCGCCGCGAATACGGAGTCCGCCACATCCCCGCTTTTGATGTAGAATTCTACAAAAGCCTTCTTCTTCGCACTCAGATCGCTGTATTTCTTGACTATCGGCATCCTCATCCCTCTGAACGTGTTCAAATACGAACATTTTGTGAAAACACATACAACACACCCTAAATCTAGCGTACCTTGCCCCTAAAATCAACCCTCAAACACTACAACAAACTCGGTGAGAAACCCATTTATGCATCATTTATTCAATCATCGAAGATACAACCTCGGGAAAATCTGTGCCTTTTGCATAAAAATCACTGCCATATACGGCTTCCATACGGTTGCCTATGGAAAAATTTCGCAAACTGTGAAGGACTAAGACAAGCAGTTTTGGATCGTGAATCGGCGCCTGGGGGTATGCCTTTTGACCTCCCCTCCTCTTTACCTCTTTGTTTAACTAAAAAAACAATTCCTTTAAGCTTCTCTAAATGTGTGTCATCCAGGCCCGAGGCTCGACTAGTGTAGGTTTGATTTAGTTTGCATGGAAGTGTAGGGAGTAGTGGTTGGGAAAATTGGGCATGGTTGTTGGGCGTTTAAATGGTCTGTTTTGATGATGTTTGCTAGTGTGTTATTTGTTATGGAGGATACTAGATATAGTGTGTACTAACGGGCTGGGTTGTGCTGGAATTAACCGAGTTTTAGAAAATATGGTAGATAATAAGTATGTATTACTTTACTTGATAGATAATGCATGTGCGTTTCTTCTGTATTAACAGGATTTCTGTTTCTTTTGTAACCATAAAAAATATTTTTGCTTTTATCTCTTTTGTTTGTAAGTAATTACATATTAATAACAAAATTTTTTGCGTTTTGTGTTTGAAAATGTTTGACAAGCTAGCTAGTTATCCATTATAGTTAGGCTAGCTAGTGTATGCTAGCTTCATTCTATTATGGTTTGGAGATTACAAACATGAAGACAACAAAAACAATCAAGGTTAGTGCTGAAAAGGTTGCTTCTGTTAGAGAAGCAAAGAGAATTGAGAAAGCTGTAGAAGAAACAACAAAGAAAACAGCAAAGATGACAACGGAAGAAAGAATTGCATGGTATTGCAAAAATAACAGCTTAGGTGATGACGTATCAGTTAAGCTACAGGATTTTGTGAATAGGGGTTTCACATTCACGGAAGCTAAGTATAACATCAAGCACATTCACATTGATTATGAGTATAACGGAAAAGTATACAAGTATAATCTCAAGTTCAAACTTGATACCGAGCATGATGTCATTGATATCGTCAATTTAATCCCTATGAGTGGTCAAGGTACTTTCTGCACTGGACTAGCTGACGGCAAAACTTTTGCTAAACCTTATACAACAGCACTCAAACCTACAGCTTCCAGCATGCATAGGGAAGATTTTGTAGCTGATGCTGAAGCACTGGCCAAGCATAAGCTGTTGAATGACTTGAAAGCTGTTGAATATCTCCAACTTAAGAAAGCGGTGCTTTTCATCAGTGCTAACGGCTCTAGAGATGTTTCCTTTATTCCCAAAGACAACAGGACTAACACCGAAAAGGGAATCATCAACGCTATGGACAAAGCACTTGCAAAAGCTAGGGCGATTGACAAAGCACTTGCAAAGAAAGCTGTGAAAGCAACGGCTTGATGGTTGTGTCCTGATGGTTGCTCTAACACTTGTTAGGGCAACACACTAGGGTATAACTCTAGCTGGTATCCACTTAGCTAATAACGCACTTGGATACCTGTATAACGGCTAGTTAGTAAACGTACCATGACAAACAGCTAGCTTGAGTGCAAAATGCAATTTGATGATGGCATGAACAACCATAAAGCGTTGCGAGTAGACCAGCACTATAATCAAGGTCTTGTAAAATGTTCTAACAATATGGTCACTTGTTAGGGCTTAGAGGATAACGGCTCAAGTAATAGTCTTGAGAAGTGGAAGGAACTAGCCTAAAAACTAGATACAGCTACACTTAGAAGCGTTATCAAGTTCAACTCAACCCTGCGGAGTAATGAGAAAGCTATACAAGACAACGTAACTGTTGTCCGAAGCTGTTTATTATGACATAGGTGATAGTATTACAATCAGAACATAATCACAGATAGCACAAGCGTACATGATAAGCATAGACACGGTACGCCCTACCCACCGGATTATCGCAAAGAACGTAAACTAATGTCGGAGGAAACAGCATAACGCCCATTTGTGTATGCTGACCGCAGGAAGTAGTCGGAAGACGAAAAGATTTTTAGATACTCAAGGCCATTATGAACGCACTGGGAGATCACTTTCAGTGCGTTTGTTAATAACTTTGAGAAAGGAGGGATTGTAACATTAGCTTGCAAACTGTAGGATAACATCATGGCGGACAAAGCAAAGAAAAACGAGTCTATCAAGAAGTTTCAAAAGGAAAAGTGCAGATGCTATTCGATAAGGTTCAGCAAGGTTTCAGAACAGAAGGAACTTGACTGGATGGAAGAACATCGCCCTTGTGTTTCCTACATAAAGGGACTAATCCGTAAGGATATGGAGTCGAAACAGTAGGAACATCATCGAATTAACACAAACCCACCGAAACAATAGTAGGTGGGTTCTTTTTTTTGGAGGAAAAATGACAAAAGCACAGTGCAAGGACATCAGATTTCAAATGCAGAGGGGAAATATGACCACAAAAACAGAAATTAAGAAAAAGGTTATCAACAGCGCACTCGATGCTTTTCACAAGATGATTGAAAAGTACGTAGACCCGAACAGAGAAGCACAATTCGATAATGTCCATTATGACGACAAGGAAGGTGTAGTCAAATGGGTAAAGTATATGTACGATGACGAGATGTTTGAAGGAGAATTTACAGTATTCAGCATGGACGAACAGAGTTTTTTGGACGCATACACAATGATTCGTATGTATTTGAATTGATGGTTAGACTAACCACAAGGTCAGGTAGAAGGGATTAGCACAAGCTAGTCCCTTTTTTCATGCCCTTGTATGAGAGGCAGAAGATTAAATGGCAAGGAGGAATTAACCATGCCGATTACAAACACAGAACTTTTGGGAATGTTGCTGAACCTTGTTGTTCTCAACGCAGAACTGGATGTCTTAGAGGACGAACTGGATAAGGAGTGATTATGGAATTTTCCGAGGTAAGAGCAGTAAGGGAATCAGTAACCAACATGGTACTGGAAGGAGCAAGGGAATGAAGAGCTTTATCGTAGAAGTAACCGAAGTTCT